CGCGATGTCCAAGAGCGCGGCGGCGCGGCGCGCATCGTCGTAGAACATCTCGTAGAAGTCGCCCATGCGATAGAAGAGCAGCACCTCTGGATGCTGCGCCTTGATGCGCAGGTACTGCTGCATCATCGGCACGTGTTTTTCTAGGTCCGGGATGGGGGTCACAGACGAGGGTGTGTCGTTCAACGCAGTATGTATCTTTGTGATTTTATTCAAGAAAGTGTCGATTATGGTAACAGAGGTCAAATATGAGCAACGATAAGTCAAACGAAAAGATCATGTCGGACGAAAATGTTTCCGACTTTCTTGGAAAAAGGCTGGAAAAAACCGAGACCAAAGCTTGGCTCACCACCACATTTTCCAACGAGCGCGAGGCTTTGCGTTTGAAGGCAGAGCCAGGCAAAAAGTACTCGGAGTACTATCACGAGCAAGATGGTTGGTTTGGGATTCGATGCATGGCGCCACTCAAGAAAGACGGCTCAATCCGTCGCACGTGGATTGTGAGGCACCGAGACGCCGATAACAAAGATCAAAAGCCAGGTGTCGGGTTGGCGCGCGAGGGCACGTATGACGAGGCGCGGTTCAACGCGATGAAAGTCCGCCGCGATGCTGATGCGCGCCGAGAGGTCGGTCTGCCGGCAGACCTTTGGTTTTCATCAGCGCTCAAGACCTACACGAAAGCTGGCGAACGCCGATGGTCAGCGGCCACTATCAGGATGTACGCGAAAGCCGCCAAGAACCTCATACCACTCAGCAATATTCGGGTTACAAAAATGACTTCGGAAATGGTGGAGAAGCTTCGCGATGAGCTCGAGATACGGGTTCAAACCCGAGCTGCGGGCTTTAAAAAGCGACGAGCCCACCGCGACGGAAAGGCCACGGCGCTAGAGGCGATGCGCGTTGTGCGGGCCGTCTTTATCGATCTGATGAAGGAGGGCACTGTACAGTTCAATCCGACAGCTCGCATGGAACGACACGGCTACTTCAAACGGCGCGACGCGAAGGCGGATGCGATTCACCCGGACGATCTGCCCGCGGTGTGGAACTGGATGGAGAACAAGGCCATGCCCGAAGTGCGAGATTATCTACGAGTGGCATTGTTTTTGGCGTTTCGTCGCTCGCTGATGGCTGATTTGCGCTGGGACTTGGTAGACGTCAAACGCAAGTCGTACATGGTGCCAGCGGATGCCGAAGGGAATAAAGCCAAGCGGCCTTATTTACAACCTATTCCCGACTGGTTGTGGACAAATGTCTTCGAGAAGAGGCTCAACGATCCGAACCGTCATCCGATCTATGTGATACCGGCTCCGCGGTTCAACCCCAAGGCCAAGACACCAGCACTGCACTCGATCCGCGGGTCGCTGCTGGGTTTGAAGAAAAAGACGGGTGTGTCGGTGACAACCCACGGACTGCGGCGTTCGAGTGCTACCTTCATGGAAGCTGCGGTGAGTGAGGTGTATGCCGCGAGGCTGCTGTCTCACCGGCTGGATGCAACCGGTACAAAAGGGCAAAACACGCGGCAATACATCATCACCAAGGAAATGGATATGCGCACGGCGATGAACTTAATGGTCAAGTACGTGCTGGATAGAGTTCAAGAGAAAGCCCCGGAGTAATCCGGGGCCTTTTTATGATTGAATTTCAGCCAAAACATCATCACCTACACGCGTGAGCTTCACCAGGCCGTAGCTTTTCAGGGTGACCAACTGACGTGCGATCGTCGGTAGGCGCGTGCCGAAACGTTGCCGAAGCTCCGTGTAGGTGGCGGGCGCTTCTTTCAGTGCGTCCAGTAGATAACGTCCTTCCGCTGCAGCAGACGCTCGTGTGACCACGCGGCTCGGCGGTGAAGGCTTGCGTTCACCTCGCGCAACAGCACGCATTTCCTCTCGCAACTCACTCAGATTTTTCGGCGGTATCTTTTTCACGGTGCCCTCCACGGCAAAATAGCCGTACCGTGTGTAGAGAAAAGCCCTGGAGTAACCCAGGGCTAAATGGTTCATCGTTTTAGTTTGCGGCGCTGCCGGTACTCATCGAGGTCGAATACCTGGGCTGGCTTCAGCCTTGGCGCTTCCGGATACATCAGGTTTTCCTGCCACTTTCTGACCTCGAGCATCACGCTGCGAGTCTTCGCTGATAGGTCGTACCACTCGGGTGTTGACTCTGCCAGCTCCTGGATCAGCTCACTGTCTGGCGTTCTCTTATGCATGAGGACGCTTGAGGTTCGAGATAGATACCACCAGCAGAAGCATTTGCACCGATGAAATATTCGCTCGGAGAAGCTCAAGCGCCTCCATTGCGTTTGCGGTCTCCATTGCGAGCGGCAGCGTTATCTTGTCGACCGCGTCCCTTGTTTGCATCGCCCCTTCGAGCGCGCGCTGAACCAGGTACGCGGTCTGCGTCCGGCTCGTTATGATCTCGTCCTGTTGCTGTGCTGTGGGCATCTACCAGGTCTCCTATTAGGGCCTCGAGGACTGCATCCCTCGGCGGAGTTCTAACTCTCATATGGCCTCTTGTGTTAATGGAATCGACAGCTGGTATAGCAACAGGGCCCGGAATATTCGGAGCGCCCGAGTCCCGAAGGGGGTTCCACGCTTCACCAACAACCGTGTTATCCTTCCGAAAACTCATACCCCGGCCAGCGATGACCCTCGACCTGCTACCTCCGTTCATACGCAGCAACTACGAGGTGCATGAATGGAAGCACGCGTGCGCGATTCTTCAGGCCGACTTCCCTGATGAGTGGACTGACGTCCTGCAGACTCTCAAGGCTTTCCGCTTCAAGCGCAGCTGGATCAATATTGGCGGCGGCCGCAAGAGCAAAGTGTCCGAGGCGATCGACACGGCGCTCTACGCCCGGGGGTGGGCCGAGAAGCACTTCGATACCGAGATTGTGGTGGACCAGGAGCGCCTGGCATCCCCCACCCACAGTGTGGACTGCTTTAAGAATCGGGTGGCGCTCGAGATCGAGTGGAACAACAAGGACCCGTTCTTCAGCCGGGACTTGACGAACTTCCGACTTCTGTTCGAGCTTCGGGCGGTGAGCGTTGGTATAATAATCACGCGCTGCGATGACCTGCAGGACATTTTCGACAGTCTCGACCGGGGAAAGAGCTACGGCTCATCAACTACTCATATGAGCAAACTTCTACCGAAAGTAGCTGGCGGCGGAAGCGGGGGATGCCCGCTTCTAGTCTTCGGCATTTCAAAATCACTCTATGTCGAGGACTAACCCCGTAATGCTGACCGCTGCATCTGAACTACTCGCCGGCGCCGGCCGCACCAAGTTCCAAACGATCTTGGCCGATCCGCCCTGGCAGTTTCAAAACCGCACCGGAAAGGTCGCACCGGAGCACCGCAGGCTGTCGCGCTACGGCACGATGAAGCTACCGGAGATCATGGCGCTCCCGGTCAGCAAGATCGCGGCCGACACGGCGCACCTGTACCTGTGGATCCCCAACGCGCTGCTCCCGGACGGGCTCGAGGTCATGAAGGCTTGGGGGTTTCAATACAAGTCGAACATCGTCTGGCACAAGGTGCGCAAAGACGGGGGCCCTGATGGGCGCGGAGTGGGCTTCTATTTCCGCAATACGACCGAACTGGTGTTATTCGGAGTGCGCGGCAAGAACGCCCGCACCCTGGCGCCCGGCCGGCGGCAGGTCAACTTCCTCGCAACGCGGAAGCGTGAGCATTCACGCAAGCCTGACGAGCTCTTCGACATCATCGAGTCGTGCAGCCCCGGGCCGAGGCTGGAGATGTTCGCACGCGGGCCGCGCAAGGGTTGGAAAGTGTGGGGTAATCAGTCGGAGTCCTACTACCCCACATGGGACACGTACGCCAATCACTCTCAGGCCGAGGTTGTGGCCTAAGACTTCTTTAGAGCGCCACCCAACCCAATCGGACACGGAGACACCTTGCATCCGTCGCAGTACCGGAAAGGAGCGGCGTGCGGGCAGTCTGTGAACTTGACAGCCTTGCGCTCCTCCTGCTCCTGCAGCATTCGCTTGAGTGTCTCATTGGCCTCGGGGCATTCGAGCTCAAAGCCGCCGATCACAGCGCCTCGGCACACCTGGTTTGGTGTTTCGAGCGCGCCGAGCTCAACAGCCAGGCGCAACGAGACAGTCAGCTTCACGTCGTGGGCGGCGAGCCCCACGACGTTTAGCGCTTTGTAGAGTTGCCAGAGTGCATCGGTCACGGGGGTGATGTCGGTCATGCAGTCTCCTTGAGCTCACCGAGCTCGCTTCTAGCCACGATGTAGCCAGGCATTAGAAAATAGTGTTGTCGAGAGATTTGGCCTCGAAGGATCGGCAGGGCCCTGGCCTGGCTTATATCCGATGCACGCCCGATGACCTTGCCGGTGGCGGCGTCAATGGCATCGAGCGCTACATACCGCTTGCGGGTCTTCGGATCCACGATCTCGGACTCCGCGGCGAACGCGGGGCGCTTGACGTTGTGGCGCAGCATGTACCACTCATCCGCCGTTGCGATGTCGTTCACCGAGCAGTGCACCCAGCCGTGATGCGTGTAGACCGGCGTCTGCCAGCCCACAGGCCCGCGAGTCGGGCTGAACCAGTTGGGCTTCTCGGACTCGATGCGTGTGAAGCCGCGGACCTCGTAATGATTGAAGCGGCCGATCTTCACGGTGAGGTGGCGGGTGCCCTCGGCCAGATCCTTGTATGCCAGAGAGCGGTCTTTGTCTGAGAGACTCGCAAGCACGAGCGCCAGAAGATCTGGCGCTGTGCGGACGTAGCGGCTGAACTCGCTCATGACTTGGCCTTGCAAGCCCGGTCCTGCAGGAACTCGATGTGGGCTTTGGCGATCTCCTCGGCCTCGTCCACATTGCTGCGGATGACCTCGAAGGTGGCAACCTTTTCGGACCGGTACGTCTCGTAGTACTGATGCCGATAAACTTCGATCTTCCTGCACTCCTCATCGAACTCGTAAACGAACTCGACGCGATCGCGCGGTTTGGTTTCGATCTTCAAAACCTCGAGCTGGTGATCCCTATTTAACGCGTCGACGATAGCCTGAGCGTTCGCCTCCGAATAGCAGGCGGCAATGTCAACGCCGTTCTTCCACACTTCCCAGGTTTTTAGCCCCAGGTAGTAAACCGTGTATTTGTCTCCCATGTGAATCTCCCTAGTTGCACACTCCAAAATGTAAATGTGCGACCGGTATAGTCACCGGGTAGAAATCAGCCGCTTAAGATCCAGCTTTGTGGCAGCGAAAACTTTTTTGGTGGCATTTTTGGTCCGGCGCCCAGGAGTGCGCGGCCAGTCAACCGCGATGCGCTCGAAAGTTTCTCGCATCTTGGCGCGTGCTTTGACGTGCGCCGGTGATAACCCAGCCTGGGCACACAGAGCCACGAGCTCGCGGAACTGTGCGTCATCGAGGAGGAAGTTGGTACGGTAGGGTTTCCAGGCGCCAATCATGACGTAGTCGCTCATGTTGAGCGGTCGGCCCAGCGTGGGACGCTTAAGCGGTTTAGCCACGGAGGAGTCTCCAAAGGCAGGGCAGCGCCCACACCCAGAAGAGTGTGAGCGCCGTTGCCACGTAGCCGAACGGTGAGACGAGGTAGAGCACGGTGGCGACCGTGAGGGATCTCACTTGCTGAACGCCGCGCGCACTGCGGCGTACACCTTGTCTGCCTGAGCCTGGGCCCACTCCTCGACCTGGCGTTTCACATCCTCGAAGGAATCACCCTCGAAGTAGGCTTCGGCCAGTCCCTCGTCCGCGTAGCCGTCCCTTTCAGCGCCGTTCTGGATCCACAGTGCGACGTGTGCGCAGGGCTTCATCAGGCCTGTATCAATCCATTCGCCGTTATCGAGAGGGGTCCATCCTGGGCGCGAGGGCTTGTACCGGGTCGAAACCACCAGCAGATTGCCGTCGTAATTCTTCCTCCCCGCGGGGGCGTCAGTCCACGAAATGTCGAGCTTCATGACCGCACCGTCTGCCCGATTCGTGCATACCGACGCGCATACCGCTTGCGACGGATATCCTTACGAGCGAGTGCTGCGGGTGTGAGCTTTGCATCTCTGTTGCGCTTGCTTCTCATGTCAGCACCTCCACACCCGTCTCCGTGACCAACACCGTGTGCTCCCACTGCGCCGACAGACGGTAGGCGGATCCACGAGGCACCACCGTCCAGCCGTCACTGAGCAGGCGCGCGTTCAGCACGCCCTTACCCTGCACCAGCACGGGCTCTACGGTCAGAGTCATGCCGGGCTCGAGCACCGGGCCGTAGTCCTCCGCCACTGCAATGTGTGCAACGGTCGGATGGTCGTGGAACACACGCCCGATGCCGTGGCCGGCGAACATGGGAGCGACACTAAACGGGGTCTTGGCCACGTACTTGCTGATGGCGATCCCGATGGCGCCAACGTGCACACCGGGACGCACAGCGGCAATACCAGCAAACATCGCCGCCCGTGTGTGGTAGCTCAACGCCTCCAGGTCCGCGCGCGGCGCCGGGGAGAGGATGAAGGTGCGCGAAGAGTCTCCGTGCCAGCCGTCCACCAGCACCGTCACGTCCACGTTCACGATGTCGCCGCGTCGGAAGTGCTTGTCGGTGGGCACACCGTGCACCAGGATGTGGTTGGTTGAGATGCAGACCGCGTGCTTGTAGCCGCGATAACCTTTGCACGCCGATGTGCCACCGTTGGCGATCGTGAACTCGTCCGCCAGCTTGTCGAGCTGCAGGCCCGTCATGCCGGGCTCGATGATCGACTCGATGTAGTCGAGCAAGCGGTGCGCGAGGCGCCCAGCTGCGCGCATAGCGTCGATCTCTTCGGGTGTTGTGCAGCGTGCAACCTTCTGTGGCGCCGGCGGTGCCACTTCAGGTGCAGTGCCGAGTGCTTCTCGGACGCCAACTGCTACGGCAGGATTGAAGGACGCTCGAAGCGGTACGCCGTTTTGTATGTCCGAAACATCTGCTTCGGAAGCCCCGAACAGAGGGATCGACCTTGCTGCAGTGTTTGACGCATCTTGTGTGTTTTCCATGAATCATCTCCCAATGACCGTCTCGCAACGCGCGAGACTTGCCGCGTGTAGTCACTGGGATTAAAAATACGGAAGGGCCTGTTATCAGACCCTGTATGCATACCCCGTTACCTTGGGGGTCTACGGGCAATGTATACAGGCTCTGCATACAGGCGCCCTCACAGCATTCACCGTAAAACACAGCACCAAATCGCTCTCGCGTCTTTCGAATATCCGACACCTAAAACGGCGATTTTGCGGATAGAGGCCGTCTGAAAAGTGTGCCGGTAAAAAAGTCAGTTGAGTTTCTTCGGCGGCTCTTGCAGCTTCACCGCTCCGAGTGCGCGCTGCACGCGCTCAAACGCGCTGTCCTGGGCTTGTCGTATGGCGTGGACCGATGCCAGGCGGCCGACGTTGAGCGCCTGCGCTAGAGCCTCTGCGGAGGTTTTGACCATGGGACCCTCGACGGGCTTCTGCTGCACGGTGTACTCGACCACGTGGAACAGGTCGGGGGCGAAGGCGCTGGCGCCTTGGACGACGGCATAAGGTGAGTCGCAGATCTTCAGAATCTTCTCGAGCGCGGTGCGCGCGGTATCCAGATCCGTGGCGCGCGAGCCCGCGGACGCCAGCTTCAAAATCTCATCGATCATTGCTATCTCCCATGGGTCAGCACGCGAAAGACGTGATGAACAGCACGTGTAGCAACCAGCAACTGATTCGAGAATAAACGCTCACAGCACACATTCTCAGCCGCGCGGCCGCGGTGGATTTAAAGTAAAATGACTATGCAGGTATCAGAACGGAGGCAACCATGAACAACATAATCAATGCGCAGGATCGCTTCGGCTCGGCCGTGCTCAAGGGCCTGCCGCTTCGCTGGTGGATCACCCGCGCGCCCAAGATTGCGGTCCGTGCTTGGCGCCTGTATCGCTCTGGGATGCGCTGTCCGGCATAGTGTGATTGCACGAAGCAGGCGCTTTTGATGCAGTACACTTTCCAAAAAGAAACCCCAGCACGATGGCTGGGGTGGTTGAATGATCAAGCTCTGCGCTTGACTTTGCCTGTAAGGCCTTTGAGCTTTGCTGCCTCGGCAGCGTCGGCTTTCTCGTCCTCTCTGATACGAACTGCAGCGTGTCGCATTGCGTACTTGATGTTCTTGTAGCCCTGCAAACACACAACACCGATCGAGGCACCTGATGCCGAGAGGCACAGTGCTACTGCCATTTGAACTTGCATTTGAATCTCCGGAGATGATGACCTAGCCGCTCGTCAGCGGATGAACCGATGGGTTCATGTCGCGTGTAGTCACCGAGATTCAAAACCCCTCACTCTCACCCCGGAGGCGCTCCCCGGCCAAACTCTCTCAAGCCTTCTCCGGCATAAGCCCCTCGGAGCTTCGCCCGGCAGAGGCTCTCTTAGGCCCTCCCGGGGCGAGGCTTTCGAAGAGCGCAGCCGGTCGAGCGCTTGAGCGCGCGCTTGGCTGGTGGAGGGTTGGAGCCTGGGCCGGGTGAAGCCTTCGGGCTCTGGGGCCTGATCCGGGGAGAGGCTTGGAGGGAGTTGAACCGGGGAAGGGTTCCGGGGTGAGAGCCGGGCGGAGCTCTGGAGGAGTTGGACCGGGGGAGGCCTAGAGAGTCTGCCCGGCGAGGGCTCTATAGGCGCTGGGGGTGGGGTGAATGTGGTCCGAGGTGAGGGAGGGGATCTCGAGTATTGAGTCTTGGTGGGACCGCGCCAGGCGCCGGATGGCATCAGAGTTGCGGTACGCCGGCACGATCCATATGACGCGCCTTGCGCGCACCTTGGCGCGCAGGCGAGAGAGCTCTGCAGATGGATCAGCGCTATCGTTGGAGCCGAGCGAAATCACTACCGTATCCGCGTCGATCGCGCCTACGTGTGAGTTGAACGCGCGGCTGGTGATGCCCACCGTTGCATTCATGGCGCACTCCGGGCGGTGCTGCGCGATACCCACCGCGATCGAGTCTCCAGCAATCAGGCAGCTCATTTGCCGAGTCTTGCTGCCATTGCATCGATCGCCAGCAGCACATCTTCGGCGGTGCGCCGGGTCACGCTGATGCTTTGGACCCGGCCGGTCTTGTCGGTGAAACAGCAATAACCCGTCACCACCTTGAGCGACTCCCCGGGCTTCTTCGGCACCGGCGCCTCTGGCTTCTTCGATCGCCGTTTACGCGGCTTAGGCGGTCCGTCCCGACGCGAGTCGGGCTTGGGCTGACGTAGCAGACGAGCTATGTGGTCATAGGACATGCCGTGTGTAGCTACACGGCGTCAATGGCTAAGTACAAATCAGAGAAGGAACGCGATCTCGGGCAGGTATTCACGCCTCGATGGCTTGTGGATCAAATGCTCGATCGAATCCCTTTGTGGGACCTGCCAGTCGAGGAGCTACGCACTAAGACCTGGCTCGAACCGTCGTGCGGTGACGGCAACTTCATCGTGGCGATAATCGAGCGGTTGATGGCCAAGTATCAAGTAGCACTGCCGGACATCTCCAGTGCCGATCACTTTCAATGGATCATGTGCAATCAGATATTCGGAGTAGAACTCGATCCCGAGCAGCACGCAAAATGTCTCACACGAGTTAATGACCTTGCACATTCTTACGGCTCCAGCCTCGTGCATCACCACCTCATAACCGGCGATTTCTTGAAGTTGCAGCCGAAGCTAAGAACGCTATTCCCAGAGCGCGCAAGACGCCTGGGCATCCCGTCAGTTATTGCTCGTTGATCAAATCCAGATCCTGCTTTGACGTCACTTCGGTCAATGCAGGATCTGGTTTTCATTGCGATTCAAAATTCTGTTGCACCGGCAGATCCGACGGGCGTATAACGCTCAGCCCCGATAACAACAAATCGCGAGGTGGCTATGTTCCAACGCTTCATCGACTTCTTTACCGGCCTCACCCCCGACTACACGCACCCAGAGCGCGTGATCGAAAATCCGCTGTATCTTGCCGAGCAGAGTCTCAACAACAGCATCCACGACAGCAGCATGTCCTTCGAGAGCATATCGACGCCCTCGATGGATACAAGCATGAGCTACTTCGATCACAACGCCAGCATGTTCGATTAGTAGCCGGTGCGGTCGCCCGGCTACAGCCTTCCCCGTGGTTCCGGTTTGATATTTCTCTGACCCGAGTCCCCGGCCGGGTTGCACGCTGCGCAAAGAAAACGCGGAGGGGTTGCCTCCGCGTCTTCGATCATCGACCTGGCCTGTTAGCGCGACTGGCCGCTATAGGTGACGACACCTAGTTCCTTGTAGACATCAGCGATGAGCTCTGCCGCCTTTTCAGTCAGCTTCCTCATCGAGCTCAACGTAGACTGTGCTACAGCGTGGCCGAGCTTGATTTGACCCTCGGTGATAACTGCACCCACATACACCGAACCGAGGATGCGGGATGATTGACCAGCTATTTCCTTGGCGAGCACGCTTACAACGAAGTGGGTGTTAACCCACCAGATGTCGGTCACGTAAACAACCGACTCACAAAGATGCGCCTTCTTCTTGCACTCGACAAGTTCCTTAATCCACCCCTGCCACTGCGTCTCCGGATCCGGTGTCCAGACGCCAAACGTCGGCGCTTGCTTCGCTTCAGCAGCCTTTGGCGCTGCCTTGGGCTGCAGATCCTTCAGCTCCTTCTCAAGCCTGCCGATGTGCTCGAACATGTTGCTGTTGGCGCGCTCAAGTTTATCGATTCGTTTGGACGCAGTGTTGTCGGCGAACTGCAGATTGCAGATCTGATCGAACGCATTGGCCAGCGCCCTATCTATGGTGTCGGACGAGCAGTCGTAGCCGAGTCGATCCTCGAAGTATCGCTTCAGCTGCTGCGCCGTGTCGTATCGCACGTTAGTTTTGTTTTCACCCATAAATCATCTCCCTTGTTAGCCCGCAAAAGCGCGAACTCGACCGTGTGTAGCTACACGCCGTGATCTCGCAATCACGCGAGGGTGGGAGATGAGAATGAAAGACATCAAGGTATACGGACCTGGCGATGACAACTACGGCCAGGATGTAAAAGCTGCGTTCGATGCTCAGCTGCATCAGTCGGAGGATGTGTTTCGCACTGAGCACCGCGAGCTGAACGCCACTGAAAAGGGGTTCATCGAGCGAATCAAGCGCGATGCGCAAACGCTGCTCAACAGCATCGACATGGCTGCAGAATGGTCGCATGACTGTGCCCTCGATGAAGGTCAGCAGACACGTGATAACGGCGGTCGAGAGTATTCGATCGCCCGGACTCGCCTCGAGGAGTGCGTGATGTGGGCGGTGAAGGGAGTGACCAAGTAATGCTCGACTGCAGGCGATGCGGCAATAGCGGTCGGGTGACGGAGCGCTATTTCGAACCCGCGACCCCGTCGGCGCCCATCGGACCTAGGGTGCCGATCAAGGCGATGACAATGGAGCTACTGACGCGAGTTGTGGAGTGCCCAGACTGTCTCGGATTCTCGAACGTGCCGAGGTCGATCAAGCAGCGAATGGGTTAAAAGACATCACGATAATGCAAAACCCCTGGACTCAACATCCAGGGGTTTTGCTTTTAAAGCTCAGTTCACGCGTGCCGCGGGAAGAGCGGTAGTTGGTATCTGTCCTGGAACAGACCCACGAGGCTATCTGCGCTCACCGTCACGCGCTCCTGCAGCCGACGCATCAGCCGTGCATGTTCCTGGCGCTCTGCCAGCCACTGCTCGATGAACTCAACATCCGAGGCACGACCCTCGCAGCGAGCGCGGAACAGACGAGCTGCCATAGCAGCAACGGCTGCATCAGCCTCGCGCACCGACTTGTCGGCCAACTGCATGGACTCGAGCTTGACCCGGGCGACCGTGTCGAACACGTCCTCGTTGGTCATGATGGGCGCCGGCGGAATCTTCTTCTTGCGCTTCATGACTGCTCATCTCCAGGAGCAAGCTCTTCACCGTCGCAACCATAGAACCGCACCATCGCGAACGGGGCCAACTTTCTCGCCATACCTCGTATGTTTGACTCGTCCTCTTCTTGGCGCGGCGTGTCTTCGGTGTATTTAACGGCAATCACCCAAAAGCCTTGTTCGATGCCCGCGTAGCAGCCATCAAAGAAGCCGCAATCGTTCATCTCGTCTAAAACTCCCGCGGTGTATCCCACCTGCCAAGCTAGCGCCTGATCTTTATCCATGTGCAAGTTATCCATATCCATCTCTCATCTCCTAGTTGTGTCCCTCTGCAACGCGCCGAGGGAGGTAAGTCTTGTTCGCTTTCCGTTGCCCGCTCTATCAGGCGAGCAACGGGCAGATTCCTAGGCGTCCTGTACAACCCCCGGGATGTTGTAGTGGATCCCGTCGCGCCCGTAAGTCTGAATGAAAGACTCCGGCGAGTAGGTGCCGCGGGATTGAATGTAAGCGGCGCACCGATTGCACAGGCCGTATCCTTCGTCCTGGTTCCACCATTGGCGCGCTCTGATGTATTCGCCGCAGCAGGAACATTCAAGCTGGACGATAGGGCCGCTAGGCTTCTCGTTCAGATCGTTCGCGGTTACATACTTGCAAGGGACGCGAACCTGTGCGGTGCCGACAGTGCGGTATGCGGTGTCGCCGGAAGGGTGGCGACCGCACTCCATGCAAACGGTGTCGAACTGCCACTCGCCCGCCGGAGTGCTCACTCCGTTGAACTTCCACACCGTTGCGAACCCGCGGCGGTATAGCTTGGCTGCCGCGCGATTGGCGGCACTCTGCCAGCTCTCGTCGGGGAACATGCGCGCACGCGCTTTGGCCCCGTTGTCTCCAAAAACCGTAATCATCGTCATCTCTAGTCTCCCGAGGATCAAAACAGCGTCAACGCAACGGTGTCTCGTCCTCTCTTGTGTTGGTGTAGTAACAGTCACCTTTAAAATGTGACAGACAGTAAAACGCCCGTGTTTATACGGGCGTTTACATAACGAGCTGCAGGCGTGGCTTAGATGTTCAGCTGCCACTCTCCCACCATGGCCTCGACCTCATCGAAGTAAATGGTGTCACCGTTCTCATAGCTCTCGAGCATATGGCGGGTCACCGGAGTCTCAGGGTTGAGACGGTTGTAGGTGATGCGCAGATCCTCGGCGATCACCAGGATCAGCGCCGATGCGTGCCGCTCGATCTTCTTTTTATCGCTGAACGGGAATACATCACCCACGTCCACCATCAGATTGATCAGTGCCTCGTGGTACTTGCGCAGGGTGTCGAGCTGCTTCTCGAGCTCGGCGTGTGCCGGGTCTTTGGTGCTCTTCATGATTGCACCACCGGGAACGAGGCGTAGCGATCAAAGCAACGAGTCAGCTCGGCGGCATAGAGGCCTCGCAGCATCTGCGCGGAAGCGTGGCCAGGCAGCTCATCGGCCAGCGTATCGGCCGTCATCACACGGTCCAGCACATCGTCAAGATCGTGCGCGGCACGCTGAAGCGGCGTCATCGCTGCAAGCTTCGCCTGCTTCTCTCGGTATGCATTCTCCTGCAGCTGCTTCCACAGGCTTTTCTTACGACCAGATTTGGCGTTCATGAGCGCACCGGCTGCTGAGCGATGTGAAGGTCGGACGTTGCTTTGAACACGGCCTCCATCGCCTCTTCTAGTCGCTCATCTGTGCAGGCGCCGCGGTCAAACAGGCGAAGGGTTGAGAGGTAGTTCTGCGAAGCAAACCGCTTTGCAGCTTCCAACTCGGTCAGTGAGAGAGTCTTTGTGTTCATCGCTTAATCTCCAGATGATCGATGTTGAGCAACGCACTCAAAATCGTCATCTCGTGCCTCGTATAGCAACCGAGCTTTTAAAATGCGACAGAAGCACCTAAACACTAGTTTTCTAGTGCTTGCGACGCATACGCCGCCTCAACCTCTAATCTTTTAGTGTTGAGCGCATTGATGAGCTCGCGGGCAGCGTGATCGCGTCGAGCTACTGCGATGTTGTGCTCGAGGACCAGGAGCTGCAGTGCCAATGAGTATGTGGGATCGAGCGAGAAGGGCGAGGCATGGCGATCAGGGGACATAATGTGTGATTCGATGTTGTAAATGAGATCGCTTGTAGGTGAGGCTTTTAAGCGGCTTGGTGGTGTGAGGGTGTGGTGAGTGTCCGGGGTGATGAGGTGGGTAGCGAAAGAGATATGGTGATTTGATCGTATGGTGGTGTGGTGAGGGTCTGGAGTGAGGGTGAGAAGGGTGGCGTTGTGAATGAGACAGAGGGTATTAATGGTCTCCGTAAATGGTGCTGTAGCGTTCTAGTCGTTAAAACGGGGTTTTTCCTTATAAATCAAAGGCCATTGGGACGCATTTGGGTTCGCGCGTCCCGAGGGCAAATGCGTCCACTTCAAGCGTCCAAAGTCAGTTAAACGTGTTTTGCTGAAAGTCCTTATAAATCAATGGACGCACGGGCGCATTTGGACGCTCAAGCGCCCCGTGTGTCCGTGCGCCCCTTGGACGCACGAGGATTCTCTCCCCTTTAGGGGAGAAATCTCGCGCGTCCAGGCGTGCCCAAAAGGGGTCCAAATACCCCGGACATGCGTGCCGGCCACCAGCCCTGGCGCCCCAACCAACAGTCCCGGCCGGACCAACACCCTGAATCAACCCGATCACGCCACGACAACCAGCTCAAGCCGCTACCCGGTCGGCCATCGCCCTTACAGATCAAGGACTTACAAGCATTTTGTAGCGTTGTGATCGGGCTTTCAGAACGCTACAACAGCCGGCTAACAGGGCTCGATCCCCCTCTAACCTATTGAATTTCAAGGAGTTCCTACTCAGCGGTTTGCGCGAGGGGGTGTCCCCGAAATCGCTCCGGCCAAATTTTTCCCCTCACACGCCCGAGACGCACGCCACTTTGACCCCGCGCCCCAGGTATTCAAAATCTCCCTGCCCCAAAAATTCTGTCCGCCAAAAATCCCCACCCCCAAAAAACACCACAACCCCAGATCACCAAATCCCGATAAGCCGCTCGCTATAGGCCTCGAGACGGACTGCAACGCACAGCCCTTCTCGAGGTGATAACTCCTAGAGGCCAAGGTCCCCGAGCAACTCGGCTGACTTGAGACGTTCCGAGTGGCTGCATCCCAATCTCGTTCCTGCACTCAACCCCATCTCCCGTTGAGCCAGCAACCGGCGATGCAGCCTCTCCCCTAACTCCCCACGGCCCCGTTGCTATACGAGGCTGAATGTTTATCGCGGGCTAGTGCAGTGGACTAACACGCGTGGCTCATACCCACGAGATCACAGGTTCGAATCCTGTGCCCGCAACCAATCACACACTGGGAGATTCCATGACCAACGAAATCGAAACACTGATCGCCGAGACCGAAGCGACCATCACGAAGGTGAAGGCCGATGTTGCCACTGCGGTCGCATCCGGCAAGACCACCCTGACCAACCAGCTCGCCAAAGCCAAGACCGACATCGAGGCCACGATTACCACTGTCGAGAAGGACATCGTGACCGCAAAAGCCGACGTGTCGAAAGTGTCCGCGTACATCAGCGCGCACAAGCACGAGATTATCGTTGCGATCTTGGCCACCGCGGCCGTTGTGATTGCGTTCCACTTGAAGTAATCGCATGGTGTCCGAGACCAATACGCTGCCGCCGAGCATCGAGCAGGAGGATACCTCCTGGCTCGACGGTGCAACGCAGGCACCCGCACTGCCTCCGGTGCCTGACGTCACCGATGACGACATGTCGTGGCTGCAGCTGCCCGGCGACATTGCCAACATCACATCCGGCAAGAAGCTCGCGCGAGAAAAACGCACCACGGAGATGGACAAGAAAAACACCTCCGACAAGGAGCGTGCCTGGCATTCCAACGGCCAGTATTTGTTTTACCGGCCAAAGCTTGTCGAGAAGATGCGCCGCGGCGATGAGCGCCACGCCACACAAACGCGCCTGCTGGATCAGATCACCAAGGGTGAGATCGTCTTCTCGCACAACGAGGATGACGTGCAGGTCTTCAAGATCCAGCCTTCCTCTCCGTTCTACCGGCCTGAGTTCGATTACGCCTCGGCCGACATGCCGACCCTCATCCGCAAGGCCATCACGACGGCCGTGACGCGTGACTGGGGTGGCCACTTGGAGGTGCTGGAGATCCTGGCCGAGCACTTCAAGGCGCAGGTCCCGGGCGATTTCGAGAAAAAGGGTCCGATGCCGGAATCTTTCTGGCGTGAGAACTTCTCGAACACCGTGCAGCACATCCACAACATGATCGCGCAGTGGGGCGGACCCTCCAAGCAGGAAATGAGCAACGAGATCTTCGCGCTCAGGGCTCGTCGTAAAGGCGGGACTGCGAATCGCATTGCACTGCCGCCGGGGTTCAAGCGTTGAATGAAGTTGTCGATCCGTACGATTGGCTGAAGGACGAGCCTGCCGAGCAGGAAGTTCTGCTCGCGCCCGTGGTAGCCGCGACGGCGCCGGCGCCAACCGCGAAGGAAGAGCGGATAGCGCAGATCGAGGCGGCTTGGGCGAAGCTCAACATCAACCAGCAGATGGTGCTCTCTGAGATGCCAAGCGCGGGCTACAACATGTCGGAAGTGGCGCGCCGGATGCGCGCACGACGGGTGAAGCTCAAGTACACGACCATTCAGCGGTGGGTGCGAACGGATCCTAACTTTGCGCTGTGCTTGAAAGCCGGCAAGGAAATCGCGCACACGGAGTTCACGGACAACACCGAGCTTTTAGGGATGACGCGGCTTGTGATCGAGGATTCTTTGAAACCGAAGAGCCTTGTGAATCGCAACGGTGAGGAAACAGGCGTTAAGCGCCGCGACGGTAAGACCGCACTCAAGGGCCTCGAGCTTCTGATGAAGCAGCAGAAGATGCTCGGATCCAACCAGGAAAAGGAAGGTGGGGCTGTCGACAACGGTCCGACCCTGATCATCCAGATCATGCAGCCAAGTGGCACTGTGATCCAGGCAACCCCTGGTCACCGGCCACCGGCACTCGAAGTTGAAGAGGCTGAGCTGATTGAGGCGCTACCCGCTCCTGCGCCGGAGCCAACAGAGAAAAATGAAACTTAATCCCTTTGGCCCCGTGTGCGGTGCCTACTGCATGGACAACTCCAGGGTCACAGGGATCATCGGCCCTGTCGGTTCTGCCAAATCCACAGGCTCTGCCAAGCGAGTCGGCCGGCACATCTTCGAGCAAGCACCAGGCGCCCACGGCATCGCCATGAGCCGCTGGGTTGTAGTGCGAAACACAACCCCTCAGCTCAACGATACGACGATCAAAACCTGGCTCCAGGTATTCCCGCCCTCGGTGTACGGGAAGTACGAGAGCACCAAGAAAATGCAGACCTGGGACTTTGTCCCCCGCGGCGGCGGCAAGCGGATCCGTGCCGAGATCCAGTTCCGGGCGCTGGACGATGTCGACTCAATCCCGAACCTGCTGTCACTGGAAGCCACAGGCTTCTGGCTCAACGAGGCACGCGAGATCGACCCGGACCTTATCGGCCATATCTTGGCGCGTGTTGGTCGATACCCATCCGCAGGAGATGGCGGCTGCACATACAGCGGCGTGATCCTAGACAGCAACCCCTGGGACTACACCAGCAAGTGGCACGAGAACTTCAAGGTCAATCCTCTGCCCGGCTGGAAGCTCTTTGAGCAACCCGGCGGCATGTCGGCCGATGCTGAGAACTTGGCGAACCTGAACCAGACCGCAGAGACCTTAAAGCTCGAGTGGGACGATCCGATTCGCCAAGAGCAGGGTCGCGGCTACTACCGGCAACTGCTGACCACTTACTCGCCGGCCGATGCCGACATGTACATCCATTCGAAGTACGGCGCCTCTCGTAACGGCAAGCCCGTGTATGTCAGCTTCAATGACAACACCCACATCAAGACCTTCGAATACGACTCAACGCGCGCGCTGCTGATCGGCTACGACTGCACGGGGCGCACCCCGGCGGCAATCATCGCGCAGAGGACGATCGACGGTCAGTGGCGAATCCTCTATGAGTTTGTCATCGAGGGCATGGGCATGAAGCAGCACGCAGCTGAGCTTCGCCGGTTTATCGCATCCGAGTTGCCCGGTGCCACCATCGAGCGCATCACGTGCGACCCCGCCGGTATCGCCCGCGACTCCGGTGAGCTCGACATGCTGCAGATCGTGCGCAACGAGTTTCGTGGCGTGACGGTGTTGAAGGCCCGCACCAACGACATCGCTACACGTATTGAGGCGGTTGATGGACCGCTTCGCAAGCTCGTCAACGGTGAGCCCGCTGTGATTATCCATCCGCGCTGCAAGGTGCTGCGAACAGCATGCATCTCTGAATACCACTACCGCCGGCTCAAGGTATCAGGCAAGGAGCGCTATACGGAAGAGCCAGAGAAGATTTCACCGTATGCCGACATTGCCGATGCCCTGCAGTATTTGATGCTCGGCGGTGGGGAAGGTCGCATTGAAATGGGAGCTGGAAGTGACTGGACCCGCGACGGAACCATCAATGTCGGACGAATCTGGTCGCCCCTTGACGCGTAGCATTTATGACGTGCCGATAACCTCGGCCGAGGCCACCCGAGACAAAGTCGGTTGGTACGTTGTCTATATGCACAGGGAGGCGAAGCGTCGCCGCCACGCTTGGTGGGTCAACAGACTCAAGCCTGGCTTTCGTCATGTGCAGATCTGGGCGCGCTTCACGTTCGGCCCTGATGAGGCGGATTGTCTCTGGATTCTGATGGATCCGGGTCTCGAGGCCAACCGGCTCGGCATTGCCTGGTCGATCAAAGCCCCTTGGCTTTCTGATCCCTCAATGACCGTGCAAGAAGTCAGCTCAACCTTTCCGCTCGACGTGATGCGCCAGATGTTCTTCATCGGACCCGTCACTTGCGTCGAGCACGTCAAAGCATTCCTGGGGATTAGTGCATGGCTCGTGCGCACTCCCTGGCAGCTCTACAACTACATCGAAAAACGCGGCCGCACGCTCTCGAGATAAACATAATGTTTGGAAGTCCCAGCACCCCCTCCGAAACGCCGCAGCAGCAGGCTCTCGCTGCCGATCAATACGAGCAGGCCGCAAAGCTCGACGCACAGCAGAACGATCAGATCAAGCGTTTGAACTCCGCAGCCCAGGGCATGCGCTCGTTCGCAGGCTCTGCCATCACGTTCCCGACAACTGGCGACAGCAGCGCGGGCGGCGCCATGACGCCTCAGTCAGCCGGCGGATCGGGGGCTATGGGTCGCCGAGGTGTGACGTCGCCTTTCATCCCAACGTCGTTGATTCGATAACCCATGTTGATCGATAAACTCCCCAAAGGTCTCGAGGACGCAGAGAAGCTCTTGAAGCGTCGGCAGCGTGCTGCTGACATCAAGGAGTTTTGGCGCTCGACCTATCAGGAGGCGATGCTCTTTGCCATGCCAACGCGAGAGCAGTTCTCTCAGTGGAACGAGGGCGCGGAGAAAGAGCGGCGGGTCATTGACTCAACGCTGGAGAGCACATCGCTCGAGGCGGCCAACATGATGGTCAACAATCTCTTCCCGGCTTGGCAGCGCTGGGCTGAATACAGCCCTGGCGGGGATGTGCCGGCTAAAGATGCCACGGGTGATGTGCTCGAGGTCTGCCAGCACTGCACCGACACGTTCTTCAAGTATTTAAACGTCTCCGCCTTCAATACCGTGATCCACGAGTCCGCCATGGACTTTCAGATCGGAACGGCCGCTCTTGCGTTCGATGAGGGCGATGTCACCAAGAACGAGCCGCTGTTCAAGTTCTCGGCGGTTCCCATCTCCCAAATCGAGCTCGAGGAAGGCCCGCTGGGTACGATCGAGACAACCTGGCAATGCCGCAAGATCAAGGCGCGCAACCTGCTTCGCACATATGATGGGCTCGATGAGTTCGAGCTGTCACCTGCGACCCGCAAAGCGATCGAGGATGACCCGGACACTGAGATAGAGATTGTGCAGGGCGAGGTCTATGACCCGGGCACTTGCAAATACTACGGCGTGGCCCTGGAGGTTGGCGCCAAGAACATCATCTGGCGCTACAGCTTTGATGAGTCGGCGCCGATGATCGTCGGCCGGGCCATGAAGCTCACCGGTGAGACCTTCGGCCGCGGCCGCGCGCTGGTTGCATTGCGCGACGCTCGCACGTTAAACAAGATCCAGGAGTTCAACCTGCGCCACATGGCGCTGCAGGTGGCCCCGCCCTTTACCGCGGTCAGCGATTCGGTGTTCAACCCTTACACGGTACGCTTTGAGCCGGCATCGGTTATTCCTGTGGCCTCCAACGCTCGCGACAACCCGTCGCTGTCGGTGCTGCCGATGGGTGGCAACTTCCAGGTGGCTGACCAGCAGATCAAGCAGCTGCGAGACACTGTGCGCCGGATCATGCTGGGGCCCGAGCCGATGGAAGGACCGGTGCGCTCGGCGACCGAGATTTCCGTCAACAACACCAACCGCATGCAGGTTTTGAACGGCGAGTACTCGCGCATCCTCTCTGAGTTTGCGTATAAGATTCTCGTGCGCGGTGCCTACATTCTGCGCAAGAACGGCAAGATCCCTGACGTCAAGGTCAACGGGCATGAAATCGCCGTGAGCTGGACCTCCCCGTTTGCCAAGAGCCAGGCCTCGCAAGACATCATGGACTTCCAGGAAGTCATGCAGACCTCCTCGATGTTCGGCCAGGAAGTGGTGCAGCTGAACTTCAAAGTCGAAGATGCGCCAGCTTGGATTGCCCGCAAGAAAGGCGGCTTCCCCGAGGAGCTCATCCGCTCCGTCGCCGAGAGACAGAAGATTACCCAGACAGCAGCGGCTGTTATGCAGAAGCAGGGTGCTGCGCAAGCGGCGCAGCAAAACCCTCAGAAGGGCCAGCCGAGCCCACAACAACAGCCGCTGCCCCCAGCCCCTAACCCCGCAGGTGCCTAATGAACGATTGGCTTGATGATATTACCGAACCCGCTGTTGCTCCCGCACCCGATGACCAGCGAGCACAACAGATCGCGGCTCAACACCGCAAGGCGCAGCTCTATCGAGTATTCGAGGATGACCCGCGCGGCCGTGAGCTTTTGAAACATTGGGAGATGGTGGTGCTCCGACGCCGCTTACCACCCAGCTCCTCGCTGCAGGAGTTTGCCTATGACGCAGCACAAAAGGGCTTCGTGCAGTTCATTCAAGAACAGCTCGAGTTCGCCAAGTCCAACGCTGAGCTTGCCTAAAGAGGTCACTTGCCGCACAAACTCGGGCGGCTTAAAGCAACCGAGCGATTTCTGCAAATAAGGTTCCTATACATGACAACTGAGACGATACCTGCAGCCGCGACCGCGACACCTGCAGCCGACTCCACCGCAACGACAACAAACACTGAGACTGCAGCTAGCGCCGGTGGCAAAGAGGCCACAAGCCAGGCTTCAGGCTCCACCGCCGCCGAAGGCACAGTACCCCCGTCACTCTTTGACGCCGGCACTGTCGAGAGCGGCGAGAAGCCGGCCGCTGAAGGTGCGGCGGCCAAAGAAGGCGCCGCGGCCGATGCCCCAAAGTGGCATTACGCTGACGGCACACCCGGCAAGGGCGATGCCCCCGAATGGTTCCAGAAGGACAAGTACAAGACGGTCGAGGAGCAAGCGAAGGCGTACACCGAAGCCGTAAAAAAGCTCGGCGCGTTCACGGGCCCCCCGAAAGACGGCAAGTATGAGTTCAAGTCCGCAACCGGCAAGCCGCAGCTCGACGAGAAGCACGAGCTCACGCAACGGCTCAACGAATGGGCGGTCAAGCGTGGTCTGAACCAGGAAGGCTACAGCGAGGCGCTAGGGATGCTCTCGGACTGGTATGTGGCCTCTCAGCCCAACATGAAGGCGATCAAGCAGTCAATGGGCCGGGACGTCGACACGCGATTGACGAACGTGTCGGACTGGGTGAAGGCGAACATGCCGGAGCTGCACGGAGATTTGCAGAAGACAATCTCTGGCTATTCCGCGCCTTTCGCGCTGAAGACGATCGAGGCAATCATCGCAAAGACCCGTAGTCAGTCGATCAACAAGCCGGCTGAAGACACGGTGGTGCCGAGCACTGGACGTGCGGCCTACGAGCAGGCGCTGGCCGCGAAGGATGCCAAGGGCAATCTGCGCATCAGGACCGACAAGGTCTATGCGGCGAAGATCGAACGCGATTACGCGAACTGGCTGGAACAGAATCGATAAGTCCTGCTTTTCAGATGCCCTTCTGGCAACAGAGGGGCATCGAGAAAGCAAGAGTTTTTCAGAACACTGCTGGATACCCTCGCGAGAGGCCCGGATAAGAGCTGACGGACGTTGCGCACGAGACGCGCACGAGCGAGAACAAGGGCCGCGCAAGCGATACCCCGAGGGACCGCACAGGGTGGAAATCCCAAAACCAACTCGAAGATCGATAACAACAATGCGCTACAAGCGCGAGGTTTTTCCACATGACGCAGACTCTCTCGGGACCGTATACGTCCCTGCAGAATGCGGCAATCGCCACCTACGGTGACACTGTGAAGCAGCAGTTCCAAGGTGAGATGATTCTCCGCGATACCGTGACGGTTGACTCCGGTATTCTCTCCGACACTCACAACTTCCGTGCCTTCTCCAAGGGCATCGCGGTTCAGCACTCAAGCTCTGAGTCACTGACCCCGACCGGCGGAAAGCACCGCAAAGTGCCGGCCCAGTTGTCCAACTGGCGCGCTGGCGACTACACGGACTTGTTTGACGAGGCAACTGTTGGTGGCAACATCAACGAGCGAGCGGTCCTCGCGCAGTCCGACATCATGGCCATCGGCCGTGCACTCGACCAGCTCATCATCGGCGCGCTCGACGCGGCTGCGGGTGTGACCGGTCAGTATGCGATCACGGGCAACGTGAGCGTGAACCTGGGTGGTTCCAACACCGGCATGAACGTGGCCAAGTTGCTGCGTGCCAAGACCTACTTGTCTCGTCAGTCTGCCAAGGCTGCGACCCACAAGCTGGTCGTCTCGGCCTACCAGGTTGAGTCGATGTTGTCTGAACTGCAGATCACTTCTGCGGACTACCAGACCACTCGCGCTCTGTCTGACAACGGTGCGACTCTGCAGGGCTCCAAGTTCTTCGGGTTCGATGCCCGAGTGCTCGAAGAGCGTGCAGAAGGCGGCCTGCCGTTTGCCTCTGCGGACGTGCGTCTGTGCTTTGCCTACTCGAGCCTGGCCGTGGGTCTTGCCGAAGGTATCGCTCCGACCTCTCGCGTTGACTTCAACGCGGACCGCTACTCCTGGCTGTCTCAGTCTGTGATGCGCGCGGGTTCCGCGGTGATCGACCCGACCGGTGTGGTTGCCATCTCGGCCTACGAGAACTTCACCTGATGGATACGGGAGCGGGGCAACCCGCTCCCACCATCCCATAACCCAACAACAAAGAAGGTAGACCCAAATGGCTTACGTACGTGCAAATCTTCAGCGCGAGACCCCGGTGAACAACTTCGGTGCCGCGCATTACAACTACAACGACCTTACGTCCACTAAGGCGGCTGTGGAGACTGCGGGGTATTTCAATGATGCCTCGAACATCCTCCAGGTCGGCGACTGGATTTTCTTCCAGGCGAGTGACGGCTACGGCATTTGTGCTGTGACCGGCAACACGTTCAACGACCAGGCGACTCCCTATGTCAACCCTGGTGTGGTGACCGTAGCGGTCATTCTCTAAATGAGATAGCCGGGGACAGCCCCGGCCATCCTTAACCCAAGGAGTATCTCATGGTGAAATGGATCAAGTTCTTCACGGCGGTTCAGCTGAACCAGGTCGTGAAGCACAACCACAATATCAACAAGTTCTTCAAGGCAGCCGAGAAGGAAGCCAACACCAATAAGGTGTGGGCTCGATACGCTCCGCTGACTCCGAAGGGCTCGTTGAACTTGCAGGTTGATATTGAGAGTGCGACCGTCACTGGCACCACTGTCAAAGCGGTAGATGACGTCAGCACCAGCGTGACTGGATGACGAATGCCCTTCTGGTCGTTGGTAGCGCTCCGTGCGCTTATGACGATTACGCAAAAGCGAAAGAAGCGTATCCGTTTGCCGAGACGATGGTGGTAAACGGGGCATCCTCGATGATCGAGGATGCCGACCACGTTCTCATCGGCCACTTCGAGAGCGCCAAGCAGTTTTTGGAGGCGCGCAAAGCAGCGTTCCCTGACTGCAAGCCGTATCGCATTCACGCCGACTGCGAGGGTTTCCAGCGCCGCTACGAGCAGGAGTTCCCTTTTGTCACTGATTGGTGGAAGGACAAGATCTCCGGATGCGGAGTTGCAGGCACGGCCGCAATGATCGGCCTGGCAATGGGCTTTAATCCCATCATCTTGTGTGGGTGCCCATTCGATGGAAGCGGCTACAGCTTTGAGGCCGCAGAACCGCGGCTGGACCCGAACATGCCCCGCATCGGCAGTGCAACAGATCAGGATAAAGCGGTCATCAAAAAGTACCGGTTCATCCTGGCGCGTCTTGCTCAGTACGAGTTCAAAGACCGCGTGTTTTCCATGAGCGGGTACACAAGAGCTCACCTAGGGCCCCCGCCCGCTCTGCAGGGCATCTAAGCCTTTTGAGGACAAGACGGGACGCAAGCCTTCGGGCTTGCGAGCCCGCATCCATTTGCGGAGTCCCTATCAATGACCGACGTTGTATCAAAGGTCAGCCTCATCTCCACTGCCGCCGTGCTGCTGGGTGAGAAGCCGATCATGTCTTTGTCCGACAATCGCTTTTCGGCGACGGTCGGCGCAGCCATTTTCGACACTATCCTGACCAACGAGCTGCAGACCAATCGCTGGCGCTTTTCCGTCAACAAGAAAACGCTGAACCAGCTTACAGCCGCCCCGCTCAACGAATACCAATACGCCTACCAGCTGCCTTCGGACATGATTCTGCCGATCGGCACGTGGCCTGCGATGAACTACGAGATCTACGGGGATCAGCTCTACACCAACGAGTCCCGGGTTGATCTTGAATATCAGTACCAGCCGCCTCTCCAGAAGATGCCGGCCTACTTCACGCTGCTCCTGACCTATGCGCTGGCCAAGGACATGGTCAACCCGGTGACCGAAGGCGGCAACGACAAGATCGAGATATTCACAAAGAAGTATCTGATGCAGCGCAATCTTGCGCAGTTTGCGGATGCTCAGGGTCGGCCCAACCGCACAGCGCTCTACGCGCCGTTCTTGGCCGTACGCTAAATGTCGAAGTTCGACGTCGTCAAAAGCTCGTTTCTCTCCGGCGTGCTGGATCCTCGTGCCTCAGCGCGCGTTGAGACGCAGGCTTATGCGGACGGCATGGTCATCGGGGATAACATCCTCGTGCACCACTTGGGCGGCGTCTTTCGTCGCTGGGGTTCGAAGTTCTTGGGCTTCGCGCCTTTTCAGCTAGAGCCTCAAACCCCTGCAACTGTGACCGCCCCCAACGGTGGCAACACCGCTTACGCCTCTGACTATCTGACGTTCACGACTTTCACCACAACAGTGCCCGTAGGCACAACGAATCCTTACGTAGTGGTTGAGTACGACCTTGGTTTTACGACGCCCTTTGCAACGGGGGTTTTCTACGCCGATGTGTGGAACATCAGGTGCTCGGGCGGCTCGGCTGTCGAGTTCGCCGTTCAATACAGCACTGACAACGTGAACTGGACAACCGCAGGTTTGCCGTTGCAAAGCGTGAACGCGGTGGATGGGGTGAACTACCGTCGCATGGGGCCCGTCAATGCCCGCTATTGGCGCATTGCTCGAGTAGGCTCCGGGGCGCTTGCAACCATGGGCTCGGCTACGATCTCCCTCACCGGGTTCAACATTCTCTGGGAGTCGCAGACTCTCTCGCAGGCAAAGGCCTTTGGCTTTGAGCCCTCGACCACTGAACAGTACGTGCTTGTGGTCTCCGACCGTTCGGGCTGCATCTATGACGCCAACGATAACCTGGTCGAGCAGGTGCCGCTGCCTTACCTGTCGGCGGACGTATCGCTCTTGAGCGTTGATTACAACGTAGAGACCCTGGCAATCGTTCATGAGAACTATGCCCCATTGCTGGTTATTCGCCAGACACCGACCTGGTTTCGGCAGATCCTGCAGCCGATCACCGGCTATCCGATGGTCGACTACAACGACAGCCTGTCGCCAACTCCGACCTCCGATATTCAGACGATCACCTTCACCTCCGGTTGGGCTGATGGGGATCAGTTCCAGGTTGTGCTCGAGACGGACAAGTCAGATGCGATCGCCTACTCGGCGGATCCCACCACCTTGAGCAACAACATTGCAGCTGCCGTACAGAATATGTGGGTGATTGACGGCTTCACGGGCGTTTCCTGTTCCTCCACAGGAACCGGGCAGTACCAGATCACCTGCGCAGGCGAGGCAGCCGACACCTACGACAATATGACGGTGCTGCCGCTGTCGAGCTCCTCGTCCGCCAGTGTTGTGCACAATCAAGTGGGTGTGCCGCGCAAAGAGCCGGCGTTCAGCCCGACGCGCGGCTATCCGCGCCTGGTGCGCTTCTTCCAGGGGCGCATGTACTACGGGGGCTTGAAATCGAAGATAACCTCGCTTCTGGGATCCGAGGTCAACAATCTGCAGAACTTTGCACTTGCGCAGGGCCTGGACGATGACCCGGTCTTTGTGACCTTAAACGGCCGTGCGCTGGATGCCATCTCCGGGATATACCCCGGGCGCTCGCTGCAGATCTTCACTTCGGGCGGCGAATACCGGTATCTGAACGACAGCGGTGAGCCTGTGACGCCCACGTCCGCGCCCGCCAACCAAACCCAATACGGGTCCGCGCAGATTCCCCCGGTGGGCATTGATGGCGATACGCTCTATGTCACCCGCAATCGCAAGTCGATTCGCAACTTCCGATACACCTACACCGAGCTTGCTTACAACTCGCTGGGCATCTCGGCTCTCTGCCCGCACCTGATCTTTGATGTGCAGGAGATGGCCGCATACAACGGAGCCGTCGTTGACGACATGAATCTGGTCTTCGTGGTGAACGGCACCAACGATCCGACCAACTACGGCTGGGATAACGCCATTGCGCCTGACGGGACGCTCGCGGTGTTGACCACTCGCAAGGAGGCGAACGTGCAGGCCTGGACCAGCTGGACCACACAGGGCCAATACAAGTCGACAGCTGTAGTGCTTCAGAGCGCCTACTTTATCGTCCAGCGCGTCATTGGCGGGGTGACTCGCATGTGCATCGAGCGCGCCGACGCCAGTTACTACACTGACTGTGCCACCAAGTTCTCGTTCTCAACACCGACCCAGACCCTTACAGGTCTTGATTACCTGGACGGGACTGCGTGCCAGGTTATCGCGGACGGTAGTGCACTCGGTTTGATGACGGTCGCGGGTGGGAGCATCACTCTGCCGAACCCGGCGAGCAACGTTGAGATCGGTATTGGCTTTAACCCGACGATCGCACCGATGCCGCTACAGACGGCAACACAGCGCGGATCGAACTTGATGAAGAAGCGACGCATTGTGAAGGTGCTGATGCAGGTGAGAAACACATTGGGTCTGGTTGTGAACGGAAACATTGTTCCCGACACGCACGTGGATCAAACCAACTTCGACACGGCGCCTGTGCCCTATACCGGAGTTGTGATGCTCGATGACAGCTGCGAATGGGACCAAGACAAAGAGAAGATTGTGAACATCACTCAAACACTGCCTTATCCGTTAGAGATTCTTGCAATCGACGTTGAAATGGCAGGGGGAGCTTAAATGGGTCCGCTAGCCATTCCTATTGCAATGGTTGTTGTCGCTGCCGCATCGACCGCGGTGGCGGCCAAATCCGCGCACGATCAGGGTGTGGTGCAAGCAGCCACCGCCAAAGAGCAGGCGCTTACCGATCAGCAGTCCTTGCAGCAGAAGGAGCTCGACCGTCGGCGTCAGCTTGTCTCCGCCTTGGCCAGCCAGAACGCGGCCGCGGGTGCATATGGGGTGCAGACTGACGGCTCGCTCGGTGCTTCCATGAACTATCAGATCAGCCAAGAGCAGCAAGATGCATTGGCTACATCAGCCGGCGCGTCAGCGACGAGCGAGATGCTGACGGATCAGGGACGAAACGCAATGCTCGGGGCGAACGCAACCGCTGCAGGGGACGTTGCGAGCGGTATCACCAAAACCTATAGCTTGCTGAGCTAAGCCGTGGCAAGAGATCAGCTCGGCACTCAGTACCGGCAGCTAGTCGCCCCGGTCATCCCGTCCACCAACCTTCCGGACTCAGGCGGTGTAAGCGCGGCCGAGCGCATCTCGCAGGCCTGGCAGACGTTCGGTGGACTTGCCGATCAGGTCGGCAACGAGGTGCAGGACTATCGCGGCAAGATCCAGGGAACCCAAGACGGGCAGGCCGCAGCCGCCGCCAGGTCCGCACAGATCAAGGCAGCCGGATCCGGCACGAGCAACGTTGCGCCGACTACCCCTGACGGCTCAAGCCCTGGCGCTGATGGTTCCAGCGCCACCGGAGGGGACGGCGCCTCAACAGCGGCCGTCACTGGCGATAGCGCGGCAGCGGGCGGCGGGGACGCCGCGGCGGCATCTGGCACCGACAGCACGCCCTCCGATGCGGCCGCGCTCTTTAACCATGACGGCTCCGTGGGCCCGCAGTCACCCTTCGGTCCTCTGACCGGGTGGCGCGCCTTTACCACATACGGGAAGGCCTACAACAACGCCTCGATGGCGACCTACATCGCAAAGACCCAGCTCGATGCGCGCGACGCCTTAGCGACTGCGCACTTAGAGTCGATGGGGGATCTTGACACCTACGACACTCGCGCCGCCAAGATTCGCGAGACTGTCATGGCAGGAGTGCCTCAGCAGTATCAGGCGATGGTCGCCAACGACATCGATGGCGTGATCAACGGTCAGCGCAAGGACGTGCTGGGCGCGCAGATTCAAAACGCAAAGCAGGATGCGGTCAACACGATCTATGCGCTGCGCGACTCTGATGCTGAGACCTACGCAAAGCATGTTGCGGGAACACCCGGCGAGCAGGCGTGGCTCGAGTCGCATAAGGCGGCGTTCGACAGCCAGGTGGACTCGCTGTTTGCAGCTCACATGATCCACAGCGCAAAAGCTGCCGAAGGGCTAAAGCAGTCCTACGCTCACTCGATCGGTCAGGAGGTGGAAGCGGCGGGACTTGACGGTCAAGTGAAGGTGCTGGCTCAGCCAATGCTGGATGGGAACATGACGGCGTCCGATCAGGCGGTCAGCGCTTTCATGCAGGATCAGAGCCGGCCGATGCAAGAGCGGCTGAAGGTGATGGAGAAATACCACGCCGAGCGCGGTATGTATGAGCAGAACCAAGCCAACCTCAATCACGATGCGGTGGATGCCTTTCACACGCAGCTTGCATCCGGCAAAGTCATTGCCGGCCTGAAAGACCAGCTAAACACCATGTACAACAAAGGCTGGCTCGGTCGCGATGAGATGAAGGGCCTCCTCGACAAGAACGCTGAGAACGGCAAGAAGGTTGTCGCGAACTCTCCTCTCGATGCCTTCCTCGACGGCGTCGACTCGCAGCTCTTCGGCGGCCCGGCCCCGGGGCATGCGCTGCCTCCGGGTGCGCCGACCGCGCAACAAGCCGCGGCACAAGCGGCCTCCGAAGCCAGCACCGCGGCCGCAACTCCCAATAGCACGACCGGGGGCACGGGCCCCTCGACCCAGCAGATTACATCTGCCGCTGACAGCGCCGCATCTGGCAACAAGCTCGCGGGGGCGCAGCTGCCTGCGAGCTCACCAGATCAGACCAATCCGCCGGCCGCGCAGACACAAGTTCCCGGGCAGAGCACGGGCGTGTCGCCCGAGGGGATCGGCGCGCAGAGCGTCACGTACGGCAAGAAGGGTCAACACACTGCCACTGCGATTACCGTGCCGGCTAACGGCGCATATGGCCCGGTGTACGGACTCGATCCTTCCGACAAGAACGTGCAGCAGGGAATCGATGTGCGCTTTCAGAAACGCGTCGCCGCGAACCATTTAACGCCTTTCAGTGCCGGCTGGATGGGCGTGGCCGAAACGTACGCTCGCGCCGGCATCGTGCCGAAGAGCTTTATGAACATGTCAGAGTCCGCCTTGGCTTCTGGCGATCCGCAGACGGCGGCCGTAGCTGCCGGTGCGATCCACCAGATGCAGGAGACCAACCCCGCAGCTTTCCACATCGAAGACGGAAAGCAGGCGATCTATGCGTTCTCCGAAGATTACTACGACCGCCTAGCACGTGGCCAGGATCCGCGCATTGCCTACCAGCAAGCACAAGACGCGATGAACAAGAACACGCCTGAGATAACAGACGGCCGGATGAAGGTCTTCGAAAACGCATACAAGGTGGATCCAGGCAGCAATGATGTTCCCTTTATTACGAAGGGAACAAACGAGCTGCAGACCTACATGTCGGACAAGTATGAGAGCACTCCATACAAGGGCTTTAAGTTCTGGGCGACACAGACCGCTCCCACGGGGCAGGAGACTAACCACGGCCAGGGATTGGAAGGCCATATGCCGCCGATCACTCAAGACATGGCCGCAGAGTATGTGAGGAACGTGCGCGACAACTTCATGGCGACGGGCAATCTGCCGGCAGCCAAAGCGCTAGGGCTGCACCAGATCGACGCGAAGTACGGCATCTCTACACTCAACAACCCGAGCGGCGAATGGATGCCCAATCCGCCTGACCGTGCAGCCGATCCTGCTGTTCTCAATCACGACAAAGAGCAGATGGTTGCTCAGCTCAACGCAACAGGAAAAGCTTTGCCCGTAAAGATCGACCCCGCCAAGACTACTTACACCCGAATCGGTTCTACCGATCGAGGCGGCACGCTGTGGGGATTCCACACCCTAGATGAGAACGGCAACTTGACCACAGTCTATGGCCCTGACGGACAACCAGCGGTTGCTCGTTTGCCTAACTTGCTGGAGTACCAGGCATTGCAGCAGAGCCTCACCGAGAAGCGACTAGCTGACGCTAAGACTCAGGAGGCGGCGTGGACTGCCAAACACGGTAATGATCGAGCCAACGAGCGAGCAGCTCAACAGCAAGCCAATGACCCTGCTTTCTGGTCGCACGTGAAATAATGCAATGCCACTAGTTACCGATCCGCGTGAACTACCTTTCGATCAAACATTAGCACCGGCGTTCTCGCAAACGCCGTCATCGCTCCCTTCTGCCCCCTCTTCAGCGACCTCGGCTCCTCCTAGCAACACGGAGCTTGCGGAAGCCTCGATCCGCCAGAACAGCGATGCCTACGCGATGCTGATCCACTCTCAGGAGCTCAACTTCGGAGACGTAAAAGGCTATGACGTGGTGGACGACCCGCAGGCCACGCCCTACGCGGAGGATATGAAATGGCTTTTTGGCTCGCGCAGCCCGGCCGAAACGGCTTACCGCATCGATCAGCGTAACCAGTCGATCGCGGACAAGCAGACCATGGCTCGCGCCGGATTCTGGAAAGGTGCGCAGTTTAACATCGGAGCAGGCACGCTTGGCCCTGTAGGTGCCGCCTTAATGTTTCTGCCGATGGCCCCGGAACTCAAGTTTCTCCAAGCCGGAAAAGCGATAGATGCAACACTTGGCGCTGCGGCCGCTGCCGGTCGTGTGGCCAAGGGACTCCCAGGTTATATCCGAGATCTTTCCGCGGGCATGGATGTGGCAGACGCCGCAGGAGAAGCCGGCGCGGGAGCTGCTCGAGCTACGCAGGCTGGCGAGAGCGCAGCGGCCGCCGAGGGGGCAATCGCAGAGAGTGCCGTCGGAGGTGCTCCTGCAGCCGAAGCCGCAGGAAGCGATCTCTTTGTGGACGGTGCCAACGCCGCACAAGGTGCTAGGGTCGCCTCGGAAGCCATAGGAGCGGCGCCAGCCGCCACGGGTGCCACTGATGCGACCCTAGCCGCAGAAGCCGCTACAGCGGCTTCTGATGTTGCAGCACCGCTATCCGCGGGTGAGAAAATCGCCCGCGTCGGCCAGGGCGTAGCGCTTCAAGCTGCCGGTACCGCACTTCAGCAGCATCTTTTAAACCTCGTCCGTCCTGACAACGAGGATTGGGATGCTGACTTTCTTTCGGCAATCGGCTGGCAGTCACTCTACGCCGGCGTGTTCGGAGGGCTAGCGGTTCGTGATCGAGTGCCACCTAACCAGTTCAAGAAGGTCTTTAACGATGTAGTGACAGCTCACATGTCGATGGGGGACTCTGCCGGTGCTCGGGCCGTTATGGATACGGCCACTTCTCTTGCCGACGAGGGTGTTGCCCGCGGCGGAGTCCTTATCTCCAAGACCCTGGGCGCCGGCAGTCCGATGGACCGGCTATTAGGTTCTCCGAGCAAGTACGTGCGACAGCTCGCCCAGCAGATTGGATACGTCCCTTATTTCCTACAAAAGAACCTCAAGGGCATCGCGACCCCAACTTCTGCCGAGCAGGAAATCAAGGCTGCAGTGAGTAAGTACAAGCTTAATCTCTTCAACGACGTTGCTAACTCCTATGCAGCGTACAAGACTCGTTTCGCTGAAGCCGCAACACCCGGAGCGAAGCGCCTGAAGTTCTGGCAGTTTGGCGAGGAGGTAGCCAAGGCCGCCCGCAACAAAGATATGCACGATGTGCCGGAAGTGGCCGACGTGTCGCGCAACTTGCGCAAGGTCTTCAATGAGCACTTAGACCAGATGAAGCAAATTAAGGATGCCGACGGCAAGCCGCTGATCGATCCCGACTTTCAGCTCAAAGACGGCCAGAGCTACTTCCCGCGCGTGTATGACCTTGCAGCTATCCGGGCGGATCGTGCCGGGTTTTTCCAAAGACTGACCGATTACTTTAGAAAAAATCCCAAGGGCGTCGATGAGTATCTGGCGGACCTTAAGAATGATCACGATCAGCGCTTAGAAGCATTTACCAACAAGCAGTACGCGAAATACCCCAAGACTCCCGATCAGGTGAACGCCAACGTCGCCAACTACAAAACACAGTTGGATGCGGCATTCGAGAAACAGAAGACCAAGCTGCTCTCAAAAGCAACGCCCGAAGAGAAGGCGGCAGCCCTTGATAACGCAAAGGCTCGACAGGGCCAGGAGCGCGTTGAGCTCGAAGAGGACATGAAGCGTCCTCGGTACACCCAGCAAGAAATCGACGATGCAGTCAAGGCCCGACAGTCAGAACACGCCGCCGATATTGCCGACAAGAAAGCGCGCTGGACAAAGCGCCCGTCCGACTCTGAGATCGAGTCCGAGCTCAAGGCGTTCGATGACAGCGCCGGCAAAGACCGCGAGGGGATCAAGAGCCAGACGAAAGACCTGACTCCCGAGCAGCAAGACGCGCGCGAGCAGGAAATCCGGGATGACTACGCCGAACGCGCGTCCGATCTGCGCGCACGCCTCGCCGGCCGCACCAAGGAACAGGTAGCCGCCGATAAGGCGAAGCTGGTTGAGCGGCACGCTGCCCAGCAGAAGGAGCTGCAGAACCTTCTCAACGAAGACAAGCTGCCCGGGCTTAAATCCAAGCCCGGTGTCTCAGAGTCTATTGGCAACTCAGACATAGCTAGCAAAGATGCCGAGCGCGAACTGGCCGCGGGAAACTACCACGAGGTTGACACCAAAGCCGGTAAGGTCCGACTCGTCTCGCTGGAGAATCCGAAGGCAACCGAGGGCCACATTCATGCCTTCGATTCAGATGGTAAGAGCATTGGGCGCCTTGAGTTTTCCAAAGCATTGCACCAGGACGGCAGGCGCCTTGACGTCAACGCAGCCGTCGCCGATGCGTGGAAGCGCAAGGGCGTCGGCTCTGCCATGTACGACTTGGCGGAAAAACACGGCGGTCTTCTTGCGCTAAACAGCGAGACCGGTGCATACCGCACCGCAGAGGGAAAAGCCTTCCGAGACGCTCGCAATGCTGCGCGTCCAGAATACGAAGCCAAGCTCGAGCAGATGCACGGGCAGCAAAAGAAGCAACTGGAGCAGGTAGGAGATACTCGCACCATCTCCAAGCCCGCCACGGTCAAAAAGCGCCTGGCAGCCCTTGAGAAGCAGCGCGACGCTGAGATTGCGGAAATGCGCGCGAGCCCCCGCGGCAAGGATCCAATCCAAGTCGCCCGCTCTCTGGTCGCGCACGATGCGAAGACGGCCGCCCGGCGCTCGACCTGGCTTGAGCGCCAGAAGCAGCCGCTCGACATGGGCAAGATCAACGAGCGTCTGGATGCGGCTCGCGCCAAGGCGACCGAAGACGTGCAGGCCCTGCGCGATCGCATGTCCGCTCCGCTCTCAGAGGATGAGAAGGCCGATCGACGAACGACGATGGCGGCGCGTCACGCCAAAGAGCAGAAGATCATTACTGATGGTCGCACGCCAGAGGAGATCCAGAAGCTCATTGACGATGCAGATGCTCGGCGCATGGCCAAGCTCGAATCTTTCCGCAAGGAGCAAGAGTCTAAGTCGCCTACTCGAGCGGATTACAACATCAAGCGCTACAAAGAGCGGCTTGAGCGTCAGCGTGCGCAGAAAGAAGAATGGTTCCGAGAGAATGGCAACTCTGAAGCTGAGATTGGCTCTCGTGTTCAAGCCGTATATGACCACATTATGCAACTCAGCGTAGGTCACGCGGACCTCGAGGGGCTCGTGAATCCGAAGTCATTCCGTGCGCGCAGCCTTGACGTCCCGGATCACATACTGGCGCCTTATCTCTCCAATGACCTGTTCCACACCATGGACGGATATTTCCGGTCAATGGTGCCAAGGATTAAGTTTGCACAGCGCTTCGGTTCGTTCGATCTTGCCCCGGAGATCGATCGGGTGCGCCAGATGTACCAAGCAGAGCGTGCCGGGGCTTTGCGTAAGCTCACCGAGAATCTGAATGGCATCAAGGACTCTGCCGAGCGAGACACAGTAAAGAGGCTTCTGACGGCGGCAAAAACCGATTCCGAGCGTGCCGCTATTCAGGCGCGCCTCGATAACAAGGGCGTGACGGATCCAACGGCCCGCAAGGCGATCGAGACTAAGGCGAAGCACGCGATTGACGCTATTGATAAGCGCATGGCCGCCGACACTCGTGACTTGGCAGGAGTTCGCGATCGCGTCCTGGGCGTTACCGGACCTAAAAACGGAACGGCCAGGTTCATGCTTGGCTTTATACGGGCCGGCAAGATGCTGCGCTCGTTCAACTATCAGCGGATGCTCGGCGGCCAAACCCTCTCGGCGCTCGGTGACTACGGTCACGTGGTTGCCGAATATGGCCTGCTGCGTACGGGCGCCCGTACAGCGCAGTTCGCAGCCCAGATGGTTAGCACGTTTACGCACAACCTGGCGAATAAGGCGGGCCTTGCTGAAGGCGCGGTTGAGCACCCGATGCTCGCCGAAGCCCGTCGTCTCGGCACTGCTACGGAACTTGTTCTAAACACCCGTCCAGGAAGTTTGAACGAAATCGGTAACCCACTGGGTGGCAGCAAGATCGAGGCGGCCATGGATAAGCTTAACCACCTTACGACGCGCCTGACATTAATGGCCGCGTGGTCGGATGCCAACAAGGCGTTAGCTACAATATTGGAGCAGGACGCGATAAAGCGTGCGATCACAGGGGATGTCTCCCGGATCAACATGGCGAAGCTCGCCTCTCACGGTATCGACAGCGATACGCTCAAAGTGATCAAGCAGCAGTGGGACAAGTACGGCTCGCAAGCTTCCGGTATGAACCGAGCGCGCACTGACCTGTGGGATAAAACCCCGCAGGCCCAGGATGCAGCAAGGGCGCTAGAGAACGCGTGCATTAGCGCCGCGGATCGAGTGCAGATCACCGTCAATGCTGGCGACTTGCCGCTGTTTATGAATAGCGCGGTAGCGCAAACGCTTCTGCAGTTCCGCTCGTTCGGTATCGCGAGCGTGAACCACTACATGATTCCGATGGCACAGCGTGCTGCTATGGGCGATGTGCTTCACGTTGCAAGCGGCGCCAGCGTTTGTTTGGGGCTAGGTGCGCTTCGATATCTGGCCGGCGAAATCGCGGCAGGGCAGACACCCGACACTTCGCCCAAGAACCTGATCACACAGTCAGTGATGTGGAGCGGTATTTTCGGGTGGTTGCCGGATGCTGCCAACATTCCGATGAACTGGATGGCGGAGCGCTATCACACGCCGACGTTCTCAAAGTTCAGCGATCAGAAGGGTGGTGCGTTCGGCGAGGCAATCGGCCCCAGTCTAGGACTGGCATTCGATGCTAACGATGCGATCACACGTGCGGCGAAGAATGGATTCTCCGAGAAAGAAGCGCACGCAATCCGCAAGCTCGTGCCGTGGCAGAACCTGTTCTACATTCGCCGGCTTGTGAATGCGGTGGAGAACAGCGCCGCCGATGCGGTCAACGCAAAGGGTGCCAAGCATGAGCGCTTTTGGCAGTACTACCGCGACACAGCGCCACTAAGAAAAGAATAAAAAAACGGGTCCTAAATGTCACTAACTGAAGTCCTCGACGCGCAGACGTATATCGAGTACACGGCCAATGTCGCCGGCGCCACCACTTACGACTTTCCGTTCGTCATCTTCGAGACGAGCGACGTGTCGGTCATTCGCAATGGCACAAAGCTCACCAACGGTCTCGACTACACCGTCTCGGGAGTTTTGAACAACACCGGCGGCTCGATCACCTTGACGGTGGGCTCCACGGTCGGCGATTTGCTCACAATCTATCTCGACATTCCGATTTCGCGCACAACGGCGATCCCTCAAAATGGGCTCTTCGCCTCCGCGTCCTTCAACCTCGAGCTGAACAAGATCTATGTCGTGATGCAAGTGCTGCGCGACATGATCAGGCACTGCCTGCGTCTGCCGGTGGATATGAAGGCGACAACCTCGCAGCTGCTACTCAAAGCGAGCACGTGGGCCAACTCATTTCTCTTCTTCGATTCGAACGGTATCCCAACGCCTGTAACTGCTGCAGGGATTGCCGCGATCGCTCAAGGGCCTGCCGGGCCCGCGGGAGCACCTGGTGCCGCGGGCGCCACGGGGGCAACCGGAGCGCAGGGCCCTGAAGGCCCCGCGGGTCCGCAAGGCATCGAGGGGCCCGTGGGCCCTCAAGGCCCCGAGGGTCCTCAAGGTCCCGCTGGCCCGCAGGGAGCTGCAGGCACTCCGGGCGCCGCAGGATCTGCTGGTGCCGCCGGTGCTCAAGGCCCGCAAGGACCGCAGGGTCCGCAGGGCAATACCGGGCCTGCAGGTCCTACGGGCGCGACAGGCCCGCAAGGTCCCCAGGGCGCTCCTGGAAGTACAGGCCCATCGTCTGGGATCGGCGGTATATGGACGCTAGCGCAGGGTGTTGCTGAGGCTAATGCGCGCAACGATGGCCAAGGCATTTATTTCGTGGTGCCTTCCGGCACTAGCTGGATCGAGGTTGAAGGGTGGGGACCTGGAGGCATGGGAGGGGGAAATCTTATAAGTGCCGGCAGTGCGGCGCCCGGCGGCGGCGGCGGCTTCTATGTTCGCGCTCGCATCGCGGTGAGCGCTGGCGACATTATCGGATACGCCGGCGCAGTCTCAGGACTCACTGTCGCGGGAGGCACCTGGTACACCGAATACCCCTCAGGGACTTCTTCGGTTATTGACCCGTCTCAAAGCACCTACCTTCTGCGAAACCCCGTAGCGGGCTTCGGTGGTGACGTCAATCAGTACGTACATAACATTCTCTACCTACCGTACGGTCATCAGGCGATTGGATCTACACCCGGTGCTGGTGCAACTCCTACGTCATATCAGTCGAGCGTCAACTGGATCACCGAACTTGCAGTCAACGGGCAAGATGGTTCTGCGGCAACAGTATCCGGATCATTGATCGCCTCAGGCGCGGGAGGCTCTTCGGGATTTGGGTTCGCTGGAGGTCTTCCTGTTTCCCCAGGCTCCTCCACCCAGGTTCCCGGCAAGGCCGGGTCCATTGGCGCGGGTGGCAGTGGCGCGGCGGTCGGACCTGGATATGGTGCTGGTTTTCCGACCGGTGCGGGCGGTGCTGGCGGCTTGCCGAACGTAATCATCCGGTACTAAACCGTGGTCGTCTTTCTGTCCGGGAATCTCCTTCGCAACGGTAAGGGCATCTCCCTTACCGACAACGCGGGTGTTGCGTGGACGATCGATCCGACCAGCAAGAACGTCACGGCAACGATCACATCTACAGCTCCCGGCGGCACCACCGGCCAGGTGCAATACAACAACGCGGGTGCGTTCGGCGGCGCAGCCGGGTTCACCTATACCGCGCCAGGTGTGATGACCTATGGGGCACCCGGTGTTCCTGTTGTTCAGATCTTGTTTGATCCGAGCGTCACCCTAGCTGGCTTCATCGGGAATCCTGATCCGACAAACCCGGCAGCGGCAACTAACGTATACGGTACCTCTCAGTCTTTCACCGGAGCGGTTTGGGCTACTTCAGACAGCACGACTTACCGGGGCGGCGGTGTCTTTCAGGTTGGCTCGGGTGCCAGCGGCGGCGGCGGTTTCCAGCTCTATAGTGGCAGCGCGTGGAGCACCTCCGAGACCATTGATGCAGGAACTATAAATCTCGCTGGGGGCTACGCCCTCTCGGCCGACGGCACAGCGCGCTCATCCGACATTCGGTTTTTGGCCGGCGCCGCGCTGCAAAATGCACCGTTGACATTCCATGTATCAAACGGCGGTAGCGGCTACACCGATGGAACCTACTCGGACAGCTCGCAGCTGGGAATAGACTTGGAAGCCTATAGCGCAACTACTGGCGCCTTCATTGCACTTCAGTCGGTCAAGATTGTAGCCGGCGCGATCGTTTCGGCGACTATGAACTACCCCTACGGCGCCTCTGCGATTGGAGACGTTCTAGACATTACGCTGCAAGCACCTAGCTACTCCGGTGCTCCTGGCACAGGTGCACAACTCACCGTGGATACGCTTGGAAACGGGCTAGGCGGCCAGCTTAAGTTCGTTGACGCCAATGGCGGCCACGCGCTCACGATTGATGTGCACGGAGAACTTCTGGACTCTGCGGGTAACCCCGGCACACACGGCCAGGTTCCAAACTCTCAGGGCACGGGATCCGGCTTTGTGTGGGGTGACAACCCAACGCCGATACTGGCAGCCGACACCATCGCGGACGGCGCTACGTTCCAGATCGCGGATTCCACCAACATCGAAATGTTTCTGTGTGGCGCGCCGCTGGCGGCCGCAACGGTGGCCATGCCTTTATCACCCGCCGATGCTCAGCAGGTGGAGTTTACCTTCGATTACAAAGTCACCGCACTCACGGTCACAGCCACACAGACGATTGAGAACGTCCCTACGCGCGCAATGCCCGGGATGCCGATCAAATATGTCTATTACGCAGCTAGCACAACCTGGAAGAGAAAAGGCTGACCATGGCACTTCAAACAACAACATACACAGCGCCCAACGGCGCGAGCGCCGCGAATCTCTACTGGCGAGTATCTATTGGCGGATTCAATCGGGATCGCTCTGGCGGCCGGTGGAACTCTCAGACGATCCAACAGCCCAAGTTCGGCTTTCCCATTCAGCTTCGCGCATACGCGAGCAAAGCGGCCGCCGAGATTTCTGGCGCGGTGCCGATCTTCACGATCAACGCAACCGTTCCTGACATTACGAAGATCACTATTGCGCCAGGTCAGAACCTAATCACTGCGCTCTATGCCTGGGCGATCGCCAACGTTCCGGGCATGTCCGGCGCCACGGACGTGTAGACCATGGATATCGCAACACTCGATGATATTGCAGCTATCTCGCTCACGCCTGGTCCTGCCGCAACAGTGGCAGTGGGGTCGGTCACGACACTAGCACCGGGCGCCACTGCAAGCGTTACCAACACAGGAACTAGTTCTGCCGCGGTGCTCGCCTTTGGGATTCCAGCGGGGGCCACCGGTGCCGCTGGTATAAACGGCACGAACGGCGCCCCGGGCGCAGCCGCAACCGTAGCAGTCGGATCGGTGACAGCCCTCGCGGCTGGCGCCACTCCGACTGTCACTAACACCGGAACGAGCGCGGCCGCGGTTCTGGCATTTGGCATTCCTGCTGGAGCGCCCGGCGCGCCTGGCAGCAACGGCACGAATGGCGTGAACGGCGCGCCGGGAGCAGCAGCGACCATTGCGGTCGGATCGGTAACAGGTCTTGCGGCCGGCGCTACTCCAACAGTAACGAACACAGGTACTAGCTCAGCCGCAGTGCTGGCATTCGGGATTCCTGCCGGCGCACCTGGCGCCCCTGGAAGTAATGGTTTGAACGGAGCGCCAGGTGCCGCGGCAAGCGTTTCAGTTGGGTCGGTGACAGCTCTTGCGCCTGGTGCCACGCCAACTGTGACGAACACCGGATCTAGTTCTGCCGCAGTACTCGCCTTTGGCATTCCTACCGGTGCGCCTGGTGCCCCCGGTAGCAACGGCTCTAACGGCGCCCCAGGCGCGGCCGCATCCGTCACGGTCGGATCAGTAACGGGTCTTGCCGCTGGCGCAACGCCCACTGTGACGAACACGGGAACAAGCTCGAACGCAGTGCTGGCATTCGGGATTCCTGCAGGTGCCCCGGGTGCCCCCGGAAGTAACGGCACGAATGGCACCGCAGCGACGGTCGCGGTTGGTACGGTAACTGGCCTTGCGGCCGGCGCTACGCCAACTGTTACCAACAGCGGCTCTACTTCTGCTGCTGTATTCAACTTCGGCATCCCGGCCGGCGCACCGGGTGCCACTGGTGCCACCGGCAACATCACCGGCGTTTCTTACCTGAGCCCAGGCACTTACACCTGGACAGTTCCTACCGGCGTGACAAAAGCGCGTTTCGAAGGATGGGGTGGAGCTGGCGGCGGAGGAAATCCCAACGCAGGTAGCAACGGAACGGGCGGCGGATCTGGCGCCTACTTTTTGGTTGAACACACAGTTACACCCGGCAGTACGGTCACCATTGTTGTTGGCAACTTTGGAATCACCGGCACTCAAAATGCAACCGCAACGACGGTTACGATCGGCACCGACGTTGCTACCGCCGGCGCCGGCGCCAACGGTAATAACTCTGGGGCTGCTGTTTCTGGCGGCACTTGTAGCTTTAGCGGCACCTGGAACCAGCTACTCACTATCACAGGTAGTGCAGGCAATCCTTGCATGAACGCAAACATGTCTGGTGCCGGTGGCTCTGCACCTCGCGGTGGATCTGGCGGTGTACCGGTTGGATCGTACGCGTTTGCAAGCAGGACAAACGGCTACAGCGGAGTCATTCCGGGCGGTGGTGGCTCGGGTGGAACTTACAGCGGCAGTGCCGGCACTGGTGGCTTTGGAGCCCCGGGCATGCTGGTCATCTCCTACTAAATCCCAAGTTTCTGATCGATAGCAGGTTTTTGGGCACGGGGTGGCTATACGCATCACACCCCGATGCAACGGGGCATATAACCCAATCCCCGGTGGCAAATGGCCCTGACTCCTGCGAACCTCAAAGCGGTTTTCCCTGCTTTGCGCGATATACAAACAACCTTCAGCTCACTCCGCCAAGCGATGGGCGAGGCTTGCATCTCAACTCCAAAGCAGCAAGCGGCTTTCATCGCGCAGTGCGGATATGAGAGCGCACAGTTCACTCGAGTGCGCGAGTACATGAGCTACTCGGTGCGTGCGTTGATGGCCACCTGGCCGCACAAGTTTCCGACCGTGGAGTCCGCAACGCCTTACGCTTTCTCGCCGCAAGCTCTTGCGATTCACGTCTACGGCGGCCAGCTCGGAAACCTCCCGGAGCCCTCATCTGATGGGTGGGACTACAGAGGCGGGGCGTGGCTCCAAATCACGGGCAAAGCGCAATACAAACAGATCGGCGATCTGATCAAGGTCGACCTTCTGGGCTTTCCGATCAAGATCGAAGATCAGCTCACCTGCGCTCGCGCATCCGCCGCTTGGTGGAGGTCGCATGGCTGCAATGAGATTGCAGAGACCGGTGACATCGACAAAGTCACCGAGACCATCAACGGTCACGCGATGCTCGGCCGAGCCGAGCGAGCTGAACTCTACGACAAGCTGCTCCCCATCATCGAGGCGCAGGGCGCCCCTGTATTGACATGAACGCTGCGGATCAACTCGCCGCCTGGATTGCAGCGGTCGGCGGCCGGCGATTCATCCTGTGTGTGGGTGAGGGCCTGTCTTCGAAGTGGCTCCTGATCACCAACCACATCGATCAGAACGTCTACTTCAACTTGATCGCGCTCACCGTTGGCGCCTTCGTTGCCGCGCACGCATACGAGACGGTGAAGACGAACAACAAGGACGAGGCAAATGCCAGTTAATCCATATCTGATCCTGGGCGGCGTGCTTCTGTCCATCGCCACTTTCTTCTACGGCTCGCACGTTGGCCGCGACGAGGAGAAGGCCGGCCAGCTTGCCGTTGTGCAGGCCGAGCAGAAGACGCAGGCCGCCATTGAAGCTGTCAAGCAGAGCGCCCAGGCGGCCGCGGCGGCTGAGATTGCCAAGATCACGGTCAACAACCAGACGATCGTGCAGCCCCTGCAGAAAGAGATTCAGACCAACACGGTGTATCAGACCTGCCAGAACACCGACATCGCGCTTGACCTGATCAACCAGGCGATCGCGGGTGCCATCGAGCAGAAGGCGACACCATGAAACTCCTGATTCTGATCCCGCTTCTTGCCTTGACTGCTTGCGCGACAACCAACGTGCCGTGCATCGAAAAACAGACACAGGTGGATCCGCTTGTCATCGCCAACTGTCCGCCGCTTGCGAAGCTGACCGACAAGAGCTTCGGTGGAACTGTGAACAAACTTGTCGAGATTGCCACGCAATACAACAAGTGCCGTGCAGCGGCCACAGCTGGGGAAGCTAAATGATGTCCATAAATAACACAATCTCTGAACACGCAGGCCCGGTTGGCGCCTCGGTCAGCAGCGGGTCAGTGATCGTACACTTCATGGCCGATTCGATGCCGGTTCTATCTTTTGTCGCAGTGCTGGTTGCCATTGTCTCAGGCGTGCTCTCGGCGATCTGGTACTGGCGCCGGCTCAACTCCAGCGTAGACGAGTAGCTCTTATGGCTCGCCGCGACCCTCAAGAGAGCGCGTCGTGGACTTGGGAGCACGATCTTACCGGGTGGGCCGGACCTCGGCACTCAGAGAAAGAGCTGCGAGAAATCATCACCAAGGCCTGCCGTATCTACCGAGTGCCGGTCCCTCAGATCCAGTTCGGCCGTACCAATCAGGCAAACGGCGCAAAGCTGCCTTCGGTCTACGATCCTAACTGTCATCTAATCATCCTACGCTCTCGTCACTACGAGGCGTGCTCTGCCATTCACGAGGCAGCGCACGCTGTTGTGTGTTGGATTCTGGGCTCCGATACCCAGACCCACGGCCGCGAGTGGCTCGGGGTGCATATGATCCTGCTCGAGCGTCTGCAGATTCTCCCGAGAGCGGCCATGCACGCGCACGCCCGCGAGCTGGGCCTGAAGTTCTGCACGGAGCGATCCGTGGGGCCTGCCGTGATACGCAAACGTCATCCTGCCAAAGTGAAGCGCGCCCGAGAAGAGCGTGACTTTGTGATCAGAGACGGTAAGGCATTCGTCGAGTGGCTGGGCTAAGCCGCTTTGGCAACGCCATAGAGCCGGTGCGAGAGGGCGCGCATGAAGTCGTCCTGTGTGGCTTCCTTGCGCCCCAGAAGGGCTACGTAATCATCGTCCAAAGTGTTGTCGGCAATAATGAGGTGTATCCGCACGTTGCGGCCGGCTCTGCGGTGCCCTCCGGTCAATCGGGCATTTACCTGCTGGAAAAGCTCGAGGCTGGGGTTGAGCCCGAAGTGGATCATGTCCTGCGCGCCGCTCTTTGCCACATCGTTAAGCCCATGGCCGGCCGAGGCAGGGTGCAGGACTCCAATCTCGAACTGACCGTCAGCCCATTGCTGGAAATCCCGGTCGGACTTGAGCACCTTCCAGACCCGGTCGGAATCCTTCAGCAGGTTCTTTATGCGGGCTAGATCATGCTGGAAGTGGTAGGCGATGATTACCTTGCCACCAATAGCCTCTAGGAGCTCCTCCAAGGCCTCGAGCTTTGCCGTGTGCAGTTCTTCCCAGTTGCCCTCGGAGTCCGTGTATAGGGCGCCTGAGGCGGCCTGGAGGAGCTTGCCCGCGAGAACCCCGGCGTTGACCGCGGTGATCGTCTTATTCGCAAGTTCAAGGACCGAAGTGCGCTCAAGCTTTTTATACGCCTTGGCTGCAAGGATCGGCAGTTCAACTCGAACCGGGTTCACCACAACCGCCGGAAGATCCTTTAGGTACTCGTCAGCCTTCATAGCGAGCACGATGTCACCCACGGCCGACTTGATCTCAGTGTCAGCGCCAGGCTTTAGTTCCCAGGCGGAGAAGGAGTCATAGCGGGTCTCGATGAACCAGCGATCGTGATATTCCTCCTCCGTGTCGCCTAAGCGCTTGCCGTGATCGAGCAGGAACATCTGAGCCCAAAGGTCGGTGTAGCCCTGAGGCATCGGGGTGCCGGTCAGCTGGATCATGCGAGGGAAGAGCTTTCGCAGGCGAGCCATTGCGATCCAGCGCTCGGCGGCCTGGGACTTGAAGGACTGGGACTCGTCGAGCACGACCAGTGGCCAAGGCCAGCGCACCGTCTGCTTTTTATTCTGCACGAACTGGTTGTAGATCCATGGCACCTGTTCGCGATTGATCGTGTGCACATCGGCTGGCGTGCGAAGAGCCTTCATGCGCTGATCGAGCGTGCCGGTGATCGAGGCAGTGCTGATTCCTTGCAGATGGCTCCAGGCGCCTACCTCATCGCGCCACACCTTTCGCGCGACTCGGAGCGGGGCGACCACGAGCATGCGATCGACCTCGAAGGCCTCACGCAGGTCTTTGTAGATCGTCAGGGTTGATGTGGTCTTGCCGAGCCCTGGCTCGAGATGAAGGGCACAGCTTTCCGTCTCCTTACCGAAGGAGATGGCGCGATCCTGGTACCCGCGAAGATCACTTCGGTCCAACATGATGATCGATGATTCGCTTGCCTTCGGCGATGTTGTCGATAACCCATACGGCCCAACCTGTTCGACGCATGGCCTGATGCTCCTTTTCCTGAAGCTCTGTAGGTTTCTTGCCAGGTGCTTTGAACTCGATGGCCCATTTAGCAGGCACTTCCTCGAGCCACTCTTTGCCATACGAGAAAAGGTAGTCCGGGACCGACCGGTTGGAAGGAGAGGCAAACTTGCGCGCCCAGCACCCACGGGCCCGGGCATAACGCACGACAGCCTCTTGCACGTCGATCTCTCGCAGCTCGCGCTCGACTTTGACCGGGGTGATGTCGTCGGTGAAGAAGTCCTTCATGGCGCGGATAGCTCGACGGCCGGCCCAGGACTGACATGCCACACCGTCAAGGGTCGCACGTCCCAGTGATGTCGATAACCCATAATCCCTCGAACAAGTCCCTGTAATCGCCCACAAGCCATTTCATAGGGAATAGGCGCAGCATCGCGTTGCCCTTGAGCTTGCGGCGGCGTTTTGTGATCTGCGCCGAATGCCACTTGCGAGAGCGATTCATTGGCGGTCACCCCAGGCCAACTCGACCTTTATCTCGAGGCAGCTCTCGCACTGGATCCGACCGCTTTTGTGCAGAAAGAAAGTTTGGGTGCCGCACAGACAGGTAAATACGTGCTCCACCTTCTTCGGACGGAAGCTCTCGAACTGAACGACGTTGGTAGACTCTTCGGTCATTTCTTGTATCTCCGGGCGCGCCAGCCCTCAGCGACAACAGGGCACCCATTTGCCCAGGTCGGCAGATCGCACATGATTTGAGCCGCCTCCTCGACGGTCCCGAAGCCGATGGTGTTTTCACACACGACCTCGTCATGCACGGTCATCACGCACCTATAGCCAACGCGCTCTAGATTCATCATCCCGTTGACCAGCAGGTCCCGTGCGATGGCCTGCACCGCGTTCTCGGTCCAGCGGCCGCCATAGCTCGACAGCTCACGCCACTGGCGCGTCTGAGTGTCGATACCCCAGTAGCGAAGCTCACCGGGGATTTCCTTCTGCACCACCTGGCCGTACCGGTTCTTCTCCTCGACCACCCGACCAGGAACCCAGCGCGGCTTGTAGTAGTTGAGGAATCGCCCCGAGGGCAGCTTCATCTGCAGGAAGTCGCCGGTGACGCGGAAGCGCACCTTGCCGTTCTCGAGCCCGAACACCTGGCCGGGATTCTGAACGGCCAGCTCCGCTGCTTCTTTGATTTGCTTCCAGCCGCGGGTGATGTGGGGGTGGGCGTTGCGCCAGGATCGCTTGATCGCCTCGCACGCAATGAAGACATCGTGCGTGAGTTCGCCACGGGCCCGGACGTTGTTCTCCCAGGACCACTGGGCCTGCTCTGCAATATCCGGCGGGATATGCGGCAGCACCGACTTGGCAAGATCGTTCAGGTCAATGCTGTAGGTCTTGGCCATGGTGACGAAGGCCTGCACGCCACCCTCGTAGCCCAAAGCCAGCTCCTGCACCTTGCCTATCTGGCGCTGCTTCTTGCTGACCGACTCGGAATCGACATTGAAGGAGCGGGCGTAGGACTGGATGTACATGTCGATGCCGGCGCCCAGGTCAAACTCTCGGAAGGCGTCCAGCTTCCATTCCTCATCGAAGAGCCACGCTGTGACTCGAGCCTCAATCGCCGAGAAATCCAGCGAGGTGAACTCTTTGCCTTCCTCGGCAATGAGCATCCCTCGAACGCAGGATGAGAGCACCTTCATCGGGTCGATGTCGTAGAGGCAGCGCAGCCAGTCCAGGTCCCGCGCCCGCATCGCCTCGATCGCCTGGTCGGCGTCATCGATGAACCCGCGAGAGAGGTTCTGCAGCTGAACGCCTACCGAGCTCCAGCGCCCCGTGGCGGCTCCGTGGTAGCGGAACAGGCCTCGCAGGCGGCCATCAGAGCAGGCCATCTCTTTGAGTGTGTCGAACTTGGCGACCGCCTTGGAGTTGTGCACCGAGTAGATCGCAAGCACTTCGCGCACAAGGGCGGGATATGACTTGTCGGCAAGCACCTGGCGCACGGTGTCGGCCTGCAGGTTCTCCAGGTCCACGCCGTGCTCACGCACCCAGGCGGCGATCTTTGCGGTCTGGGAGGGCTGGTGTCCGGTCAGCTCAATGCACCGGGCACGGAGCTGCTTTTTGTATTCCTCGATGAGATAGAGCGCGTTGTCGACGGACTCCAAGTCCACCAACACGCCGCGCTCGTTTATTCGTTGATCGAGCCGCCAGACGGCAAGCTCGGATTCGGACAGGTCGGGCAGCTTTGCGTCGATGCCGCACTCGGCCAGCACGTCGTCCTGGCAGTACGAGTAGAGCTGCGCGAACTTCTCCGGCACGTCCTCGAAGGTCCAGCGCTGCATCACGCCGCCTTGCGCCGCGGTTTGCTGAGCTGCAGCATCACGTTCTTGCCACCCTCGTCTTTCGGGTGCGTGCCGAGGTGCTCAGCTACGTCGCCAAGGCCTCCGGCGATCCCACTGGCGCGGGCCTTGGCCATAGTGCAGAACGACTGTTCGATGCTGATCTTGGGAAACTTGATGGCATCCCCTGCAACGCCATTTAGAACGGTACGCTCGAACTCCGCGTTGTACGCGTGGATCTCGCCGCCGTTCTCGATGTGCCGGCGCAGCCTATAAGGGATCGCCCCGTCACGATCGGGCACATAGGTCTGCACCTCCTCGTCATTAAAGCGATAACAAATGCAGAGCACCCGCGTTGACGGATGCTCTGCATACTTGTAGACCCCGACCGTTTTAAGCTCGGCCTCCGAGTAGGTCTCGATGTCGATCGAGAGCTTCACGAAATGCCGGGCTTGTAGTCGATCATCAGCCGTCCATCAAGGTGATCGATCTCGTGCTGGATGACGGCGGCAGCAAGACCGAAGTATTCGTGAGTGCCAAACATATCGCGCACCACCACCGAGGCGGAGCGTGCGACAGTGCAAACATGACCTGGGACAGACAGACACCCAGCACGTGAATACTGGATACCGCGGCGATCGAGGATCTCCGGGTTTACAAAGACGAGCGGTTCGCCCTTATCCGGGGAGAACTTCTTGTCGGTCTGGTCGGATTCGACATCAGCCACGAAGATCCGCATGTCAAGGCCGACCTGCGGCGCGGCGAGTCCCACTCCCTTGTGCGCATACATCGCCTCGAGCATCTGGACAGAGATGTCCTTGAGCTCCTCAAGGTCAATGTCGGCAGGCACCGGAGTGCACGGCGTTCGCAGCCGTGCATCCGGGACCTTGACCAGCTCTTTGTCGACTACCACGGGTCAGAGCTGGACGCGGCCGCGGCCGTCTCTTCCAGCACCTCGAACGCGGAGTCGATGTCTACCTTCGGCGCACCGAAGCTATCACCGTCACCCGCGAACTGAACCGCAAGCAGGTTGGCATTGACGCGCTTGCCGTAGCTGTTGTCCTGTACCCACAGAGTGATGAGCAAGTTGACGTAGCAGCCCGCGTAGGGGAACTGCTTGTCACCTGGCTTCAGATCCTTCTTGCCCATGTCGATGATGCGCGGCGGCTTGTCCTCGGCAGATGAGGCCTTGATAGTGGTCATGCCTTCCCAGCCGGCGTAGTCCTTCTCGCGATCCTTTGCCTCGGACCAGCACAGCTTTGCCTTCGGGATCACAGGGATCTTCCCTGCGCCGAAGTACTCGGTGCAGATCTGTCGAGCCTTGGCCTTGATCTCCTCGATCGATGCCGCGTGAGAGGCATCAGAGGGGTCGAGCAGACCTGTGAGTGACCAACGCTTGGCCGGGTTCGGATTCCTCTCAGAGGGCGGCTCAAACGGCTTTGGCCGATCGAGCGCGGGGAAGCTCAGGCGAACTCGTTTCAGCGTGATCTTCTCGCTAGTTATGGTTTTTGCCATGTTGTTATCTCCCGTAGGGGTCGAACGTCGCGCCTTAGAAGGGCGCTTCGTTCAACTCCTCTGAGTCGGCCGCTTCGGCTGCCGCGGCTGCTGCCGCCTCTTCCGCTGCGATCGCATCCGCCAAGGCCTTCTGAGCCGCGGCTAGTACCGCTGCGTACTTGTCTTCCTTGACAGTTCCGAGCACGCGCGAGCCGGAAGTCTTCTCGAGAACCTTTACGGCCTCGTCCTTGCCGACCTTCGCCTGCAGATTCAGGAGGGCCTGCAGCACATCCTTCTTCTCAACGGCGGGTGCAGCGGGGGCTGCGGTTTTGGGTTTGGTGGTGGCAGTGGCGCGCGCGGGCGCCGGAGCCGGTGTGGTGTCATCAGCCGAGCCGGTTGCTACGGGCGAGGCTGCGACAGGTTTTGCGCCGAGGATTGCGACGAGCTTTTCAGCTGCATTCGCAAGGCGCTCGATCTGTGCTTCTAATGTCATAAATCTCCCTCAGGTTGGTGTCTCGAAATGTCGAGACACCAGGTGTAGTCACCAGGGAGAAAAAACCCGACTAGGCTCTCCAGTCACCGTCGATGATCGAGATGAGCGAGCGCTTGCCGTTGGGGTAGAGCACAACGTGCGTGTTTAGCCAGGACGAGGGGCCGCCGTTGTATTCCAGTCGCAGACGCGTTGACGTGCCGCCTTGGCAGCACCCCTCATCAATGCCCGGTGAGTGCGAATGTCCGACCGTGGAGCGCACACCGATGCGCTTTAGATTCTTGATAGAGCCCCTGGCGCCGTTGGGCCCGCGATCGCTGTGCATGCCGTGCTCAACGCCGCAAAGTGTGAAGCTCTCATCTCGGTTGAGCGCACGGATCTTCTTGTCGCTCTTCTCGGTTAGCTTTCGAATCCAGTAGATGAAAGCATCCGGATATTCACTGCCGCCATCGCCCATGTAGGATTCGCGCACGATTTGCAGAGCGGTCTCGAGGTAGAACTCGGCATTGTCCGGATCGAGGCGCCAGTCAGTCGAACGTAGCCACCTCGCTAAAAAATCGTCGTGATTCGACGGCACAATGATCGAGCGCCGATCGCCGCGGGTGCGTTTGACCACGTAGTCCACTGCAGCTTTAACCTCCTCTCGCACGAGGTGTCGGTTGCCGCGATGCTTTGCAATGTTCAAAAATGGATTGCCAGCGTGGTGCGGATTGCAGCTGTATCCATCGTGAAGATCGTGGAAAACGAGATACTTGGGATTGAGCGTATCGACGATGCCGCCGGTGCCGAAAGTAGCTTTCTCCACCTTCGGGTCGACAAAGCCCACGTGGGTGTCGCCGAACGTGATGGACTCTGCGCGGTGGCCGCGGCTTACGCCTTCGGGTGTATACAGCCGATCAAGGTCATAGAAGGATCCAGCTTTGTCCGCATTGATCTGGCGCAGATGGAACTTGCTGCCGTCGAGCTCAACTACCGTTGCGCCCAGCGTGTGGTGGAACGCACCGAGTTTGCCCGCTTTCGTGTCTGTGTAGTTGGCAACCGTTACCGCGCCCGTGGTGGTCATAACTTTCGGGTAGCGGTGCTGAGGGGTTGCGATCGTTTTGAACTGCAGCTTGGTGTGGCCCAGGATCCCAGACTCGCCTTGTGTCAGCCCCTCGTAGCCTGTGAGCGGCGATGAGGCGGTAGGCTGGGTCTTTACGTCGCCTAGCACAACGAGGTTCTTATTGAGCCTCAAGCGCTCGTTGCACAGGTACGGCACAACCTCGTCAACCCACACCTCCTCGTTAGCTTGACTGGCCGTCCAGTTGGAGGTCGGATTCTTGTAGCGGATCGGAATGACGATCAACTTCGCCTTGTTCTCGCGGGCGTAGATCTCAAGGGACTTTAGGAAGCCGGCGTGCACCGGGGTTGCGTTTTGCGCGGCCGTGATGAGGTAGCGCTTCGCAGTTAGCTTCTGATGGAAGACTGGCGGTTTAGCTGGCGTCTTGACATTGCCGCGCTGATCGCGAAGCGCACCCTCAGGGCTCGTGGTGCTATAGCAGTAAGGACTGGAGTTCCTATCACCCCCGCATCGCCATCGCTGGCGACCGCCGGGCGTCTTGCCGGCGCTTAACATTCTCTTGCCGCAGCGGGGACACTCCGGTCTCATGCCTTACTGCGAGGAACCGCGGGGTTGCGGACAACCCCTCTGGTTGGCGACAACGTGAAGCGCATGGCTTTGCCGCACTTCGGGCAGTTGGGTGCCACGAGACGATCCGCGATTGAGCGCAGTTCGCTCGAGCTGGATTTGCAACGTCGGCACTCATATTCGTAGACGGGCATCAGTACTCTCCGTTAGGGCCAGTGCGACCCAGCAGATGACCCGACGTGTAGCGAACGCCCACGGAATAGTTCAGAGCCCATTGGGGCCTGGTGCGTGCGGCGGCCCGCAAGCACTTCGACCACCACCCGATGATGGTGGGACTCTTAGGATTGAGACCTGCCCGTGTATCCCAGGCGTGCTCTAGAGCCGCCGCGAGTAGGGCATCCGTGTCTTTCCCTGAGAGATGGGCAATGAACGGACGGGTGGCGTCCGTAAAGCGCGTAGAGAGTGCCGCGAGGCGTTTCTCGAACTCGGCGCGCGTTAACTCAACCATGACGTGTCGGACTCCTGTGTGCTGACTGTTGCTGATAGCGATACGCGATCGTTGGGGTGCATGAATGCGAGGTTCTTGGCGACCAAGCCCTCCAATGCCCTCCTGATGTTTGCCCGGCGGCGATCTTTGCCGGATGGGTCCTTAGGGAGCGTCTTCACGGCGCCCTCGGTAAGATCGCTAAGGTCCACGGTGCCGAAGGGCGCCATGAGCTTGAGCGTGCTGAGAACCACCGTTTCCACAGAGCCACGCGGGCGCTGCTTGGCGACGAGCTTCTTCATCGACTCAACCGGCGTGTCCTCATCGTGCTGGACGTACATCGAGACGATCTCCTCGTCATCGTCATCCAGACCAAACACACGGCGCCCTAGAGTGAATCCGAAGATCGCACCGTCCTCACCGTCCTTCTGCTTGGTCACTCGCACCTGGCGCGCATTGCCATCGCGAACCACTTCAAGCTCGGCATCCACCGCGGCCCTGATACCAGACCAGCCGCGAGCACCTTTTGCTGCGTCCTTGCCGGAGTGGTGAATGATAAAAATAACTGCACCGGTCTTGCGGTGTAGGTACTTGCAATGCTCGATCAGCTTGCCCATGTCCTGACCGGCGTTCTCATTGGCGCCAGGAATCACAGCAGCCAGGGTGTCGATGACGATTGCATCGGCTGCGCGCTCATCCTTGGCAGTGCGCCGTTTGTCAGCCCACTTGAGAATCTTTTTGCAAACCGCGGCGCCTTGTTCTGGGTCCATGAAGTTCGGGGCGGATGCGATGATTGAAGGCATCTCACTCATCGCGCACTTGTTGTGTTCCGCGTATGCCTGCACGCGCAGTTGAAAGCCCGCTGCACCCTCGGCGCAGACATAGACGACCCGACCTTTGCGCACTTTCTTGCCACGCCACTCAACGCCGCGTGTGATGGCAGCCATCATGTCCAGGGCCAGGAATGACTTACCGGAGCCAGACTCACCGTAGAGCACGACAAGCTCAGCCCGAGGAAGCACGTTGCGGATGATCCACTCAGGAGGCGGCCGCGCTACAAAATCCTCAGGGTCGATGACCTCGAAGCGCGCGAACGGATCCTCAGGCGGTACAGGCACCTTGACGGGCTCCTCGGCCGGCTCCTCGATCACCGAGAAGTCTTCGATCTCGGCGGCCTTCAGCTCGGGCAAGGCGCGCGCGAACTCCACCATGGCCTGATAAGAAGGCCGCTCTGCCATAGGCAGCTCATTGGCGTTAGGCGGATCCAACTCGCTGAATCGGTGCAGCCGCACAAGATCGAAGCTGGTCTGCTGCCCCCGGGCAGGGTCGGTGTCGTGGTGGGAGTGAATCTTCTGACCATCGTCATAGACAATGACCCCTTCAGGGCGGGATCCTGCCGTGTAGGTCCAACGGTTGCCGTTGGCCGATTGGCTGTAGGGCAACTCAAAGCGACTAATGGCCTCCACGCAATCGAACGCCCGGCAGAACTGACCCACCACCCCCGGCTTCTCCCGGGGTGGGGTTATGCCGTCGACCGTGTTGTGGACCGGATCGCCCTCGGCACGGCGTGGCCACTCAGTGGCGTCCGTCCAGTCGAAGTACTCGGCGAGCACCCCGTCGGGATCCAGCCAGTTGCCGTGATTCACCTGGCCGAAGTGCTCGGCGCCCGGCTTTACGGTCGGGCAGAACATCATCTGGGTGGGCACGAAGGTCTCGCGCGCCACCCACTCGATGCCCACTTCTGCCGCAAGCCGGCGCGAGATAGCCTGGTATTCGTCGTAGGTGACCGAGCGCGCGAGCGGCATCACCACTCGAAAGCGCGGCTTCTCCGGCGTATGCGAGAAAGTGGTGTAGACGGCAAATGTCAACCGGCCCCACTTCTCAAGCACCGAGCCCATAACCGAGACCTCGACGTGATCGAAGTCGAACGTGATGGCATCGCGACTCTTGAAGTTATCTCCATCGCGATACGCCGGGCTGAATGTGCCCGGGATGTACCATCCCCTTGCTGCCTTATCGGTCACTTCATCCGGTCGGCGCACGAGCCAGCCTGCGAACTCCTCCCACCGCATCTGACGCACCTCGGTAATCTTTGCGAGGTGCTGCTCACCGAATGAAACGGTGAGCTCTCTCACGATGCGGCAGACTCCGCCGCGCGCTTGAGGGCTTCCCGCTTCAGAGCCTTTTGGGCTGCGCGCACTACGTGCCGGCGAGCCGTCAGGCGGATGTATTGCGGAAGGACGTCATCGCCATGTACGCGCAGGGCATAGCGGGCCCCGTCGGCCGCAATGGCCGTCACGCCGTAGGCAGAAGGCTGGATCTTCAAGCCACGCGGCACGCTTTGCACCGAGTCCGGCTTACGATCGAAGAAGGCGGATACTTTGTCACGCAATGTCATTTTGTTATCTCCCAGGTTTTGTCTGTTGGAACCGGCGCAGCGTGGATCGCTGCAGCTCGGCGGCGCGCCGGGACTCCCCGACGCGATCAGGCACGGCGTAGGTGCGCTGATGTTTTTGTCCTTCCGATGAGGCACGCCACCTCTCGAAGAGCTCGAGCACGCCGGCTTTCTCCGAGGCGTCTTTGACGGACGAGCAGACCTGGCGCCACTTTGGGTTCCAGGCGTCCAGCTCCTCCATCAGCAGGTCTCGGAGTTCCAGGTGCGTCATGTCAGATCCGAAGGGCCACGCGAGCGCGACGGACCGACTCGGCGTTCCAAGCGGCGCCGCGCCGGGTAGATAGGCCTTTCTCGTTCAGGCGCTTTGCGATGTCCCGGAGGGAGCCGAACGGCACGGCCTCCTCGATCTCGGAGCGGACCGTCTCGTAGTGCTGCAGAGCCCGGTCGGTGTTGCGCTGCCGGTTGCGACCGATCGCCGTGCCTAGACGCACTCCGCGAGCCTTGAGCTGTGCCAGGGCGTCACGGGTGCGCTGCGAGATGAGCTCACGCTCCTTCTCGGCCAGGGCGGCGAACAGGTGCAGGGTGAAAGGGTCGGCCTTGGGCAATGCCGCGACCGAGAACGGCACGTGCTCTTTCATCAGGCCCGAGACGAAGTGCACGTCTCGAGACAAACGGTCGAGCTTGGCAACCACTATCGTGGCGCCTTCTTTGCGGGCCAGGTCTAAGGCGGCGGCGAGCTGGGGGCGCTTGGCGAGCGTGTCGGAGACAACCTTGGCCGTCTCCACCTCGCGAAACCACGCCGCGATTTCCAGACCCTCGCGGGAGGCGTAGGCCTTGATCTGTGCTTCCTGGGCATCGAGGCCCAGCCCAGACTTACCCTGCTCCTGCGAGCTCACGCGCATGTAGGCGACGGCTTTCATGCTGTTGCCTCAAACAGCTTCTCGACGCCCTCGACCGGATGCCAATCCCAGCGGTACTCACCGAGATTCTCCACAGCGATGCGCTGGTCCAGCCTGCGATAGGCCGCCAGCAAGTTTACGGATTTAGAAAAGACGGTACCGGAGTGGCTGAAGCTCTCGATGGCAAGAACCGCGTCACGGTGAACGTCGGGGTTCTGATCGTTGGGCCGGGCGGTAAGGCGGATGATCTCGGGCAGCACGGGATGCTTGTCGAGGATGATGCGATATGTTTTCAC